TTCATCAATAACAACAATTTCTGTTTTTAATTCATCACTCCAAGAAATCGCCATTTATACTTTTATTCCTACTTAAGTACCTTAATAAGATTATATCAGTGTAAATTATCACATGGTTTGATTTGATATATCAGATAGTCTAATCTGAAACGGACGAAGATTTAATACTTCTAATCATTTTTTTGCCAAATTAATGGAAACAAGTTGACAAAAAAATTCGCATTATTTTTTTGCATATTTTTGTTAATAGGGCAATTTTTTCGCACGAAAATACATAATATAAATAGGTAGTGTTATAAATTTTTAGGTGTGCATTGGTAAGTAAAGTATTTTATCTTAATTCTGATAAGTATCCTGCGATAGTAAATGACTATCAGCAGGTAAAAGAACGCGTAGAAATCGCAACAGCACTTGGAATGGCAAGCCTTGCACTTATTAACCTACCTGAAAATAAATAGATTAAATAACTTTTTTTAGTAAAAAAGTTAATCTCTTTATCAAATCATCATAAGTAATAATATCAATAATATTTGCATATTTTCGTTTTATGATTTCTAAGTCAAATTTTTGTTCTGGGGATAAATTGCAATCTCTACCTAAAATAACAAAACCTTTTGGATTAATTATTTTTATATTCAAGTTTTCTGGCAAATCATTTTTGTACTTAGTATTGAGAGTTTTTTCTCCATTTATACCCCATTGATTTAAATGAAAAATATATTTTTCCACCTGCATGATGGCTCCAGATAATTCTCTTAAAGGAACATAGTTGTCTCGATAAACACTCGATGATATAACACAATGCTCGTAAGGCTTCTTAATTTCAATTGCATCTATACTTCCATTTGTATCAACTAACATTAAATCTATATATCTATCAACAGTTTTTTTAGGATTCGTATAATCTTTTATTTGTACATTTGAAAAACATTTTATATATTTGGGATAGATGATTAATATTATTTTTAATATCTCATTTTGCCAATCTTTTTCAAGGTAAGTCTCTGAATTATTAAGCATTTCAGTTAATTTATCTAAAATAAATGAGTATTTTTCTTGTTCATATTCATTTATAGAGGGAATAGAGCTTATCCTAACTATTTTTTGTTTTTTTTCGAGGTATTTCTCAAAGGCTTTACCATAATCTTTAACATTGTCTAAATATTGCGATATTACATTACTAACTCGAGATTTAACATAATAGTCTTTTTCAGTTTGAGTTGGAAAAGAAAACAAAATATCATTAAAAACATCAATAGGAATAAAATTTAAGTCATCTTCGTCTCCACCAATAGTAATTTGCTGCCCTGCAACTTTTTCAATTTCTTTAAATATAGAAATTTTATTATTCACAACAAATGTTTTTATAGAAAGTTTGCCATAAGATTTATGGATTAATACATCAAAACTTGTATCTAAAATAGCATTAAAAATTCTATAATAATTGCCATCAATTCTGCCAATAAGAAACGTTATCGTTTCTACATATTCTTTATCGGTTCCTTGTAAATTCTCTTGTGTTACAGAAAACGTTTTTTTAATTGTTATGACTTCATCATTATTTAGTCTTTCTTCAATCCAATCAATCCCATTCATTGGTGAATATTCCAATCGAATATCATTTTCAGTAATAAAAATTTCTAATGACATTTTGTTTCCTTCAGTTCTTAAAATTCCATAATTTTTCGTGTAAATATTTTTGTTTATATTTTTTAGTCTTTAGTCTTTTCGTTATATCTATTGAATATTTCTTTATAAATTGGCATTTGTAAAGAAATATTTTCTTCTTCAGAATATCCTATAAAATAACAACCGCTTAAATAATCAGGAGGATTATCACTATATCGCGCAATCAATTCAACCATTTTCTCTCTTAAATGAGCATAAAGGTCATATTCAGCAATTGGTTGAATTGTATTATCAGTAGGAGTATATGTTCCTAAATATTTGCATTCACTACAATCATGTTTATATATTGGATTAATATCAGTCATAAATTACCTCATGTAAATTATACAATAAAGAAGATATTGTTTCGTAAAAATAATATTTCTGTTAATATTGTTGATATAAAATTAAGGAATAATTTTAATGATATTTACTTATGATGAATTAAATAAACAAAAAGAATCCGGCATCAAGCTTTCTTGGGCGGATATTTCTGAAGACCAATTACGCAAACTTTATACTGGTGAAAAAATCCCTACGGTTTTAATCTCGCACTTATACGGTGCAAAAAAATCTCAAATAGATTACAAAAGAAAAAAATTCGGTATAAAATTTATGGAAACAACTGCAACTAATTTGATTGACAATGTTTCGAAGAATACCAATGAAACAATGAAGAAAGTCTTTTTCGACAATTTTGATATTGATAAATTTTCTAAAATTATTACTAATTATGCATTCAGAAACGGACCGGTTGAAGATATGCACGTAGATGGTAAATTATCAGATGAAGATATGATGACATTAAATAAATACATGGTAAATCGTATCGCCGGAATTCTGCAATTAATTAAAGAAGAACAATGGTTTAAGCTTGTTGGCTTTTTGGAAACATACAAGTTGTACGGCGAGTGTGGTGCAACTTGGGACAAAGCAGAACCTGATATTGAAGAAATCGACAAGTGCTTAAGCATTATTCTACATAAATAGCTGGTCTGATGAAGTTTTGCAAGTAGAAATGTACGGCGATGTGCTTAGATATTTAATTTTAAATTGGTTTACAACATAAACTGGCTGGCTGAATATGTTGATTTATCCATGGTAAAATTGCTTCTTCAATTTCTTTTTGCATTGCCTTTTGAGTGTTTTCATCTACGGGAAAGTAACTCTTATCAAAGAAATATTTTTTTTCCTTAAATTCATTTTTTAATTCTGTTTTTAAATTAGAATTTATATTGAAAAGTTTACAGTACTGGTTAAATAAATGAATATTTAATCCTTTATGTTTTTTTATACTGTTTTCTATTATTCCTGCACAATCTTTTGGAAATAGATATTCTCCACCATTAAACTTCTCATATATTTTCCTTGCTCTTGCAGGGTCTTTGGGTAAAAGAGTTTTTGTAAATAATTTATTGTAATCATATTTGGGATTTGACAAATCAATCGCCATTGCATATTGCCACATTGGTCTTGTTAAAACTTGGAATCCGATAATATTAAAGTCTGTATTTCTTGGATCAAATAATTCCGAACCAGAACTTAAGTACAAGCAAGGTTGAATTTCGCTAAAATTACTAATTGGAAGATAATGGCCGTTTTTATCAGTATATGTATATGCAAAAAACTCAGCAACTTCAATATTGCATGTTATATCTAGATAATTTGTTGCAAAGCCGTAATGCTGTGCAATGGCTTCTTTATCTAAAAGAAAATCACCACCCATAAATTTTTTAGATGTAAAAAATTTATAATAAGGAGTTTGAGTAAACCAACATAAAAACATCTGTTTTTGAATATATTTTTTGCAGTGATTGAGAGAACCTCTACTATCCCTCTTGAAAGATGCCTTAAACTCCCCATTATCGTCATTTTCACCTCTATAAAAACCATAACCGCCCATTGGGTCAGTAATTAATATAGAAACAGACCCCTGATTGTTTGCAATAACTTGTCCTGAATAACTTAGTGTCATAAACCTTCCTCACTTTTGTAGCCTAGGGTTAATAGGTACAATATTTTTTCTATGTATCAATTTTACAATACATAATTAAATCTTTTAAAAAAGCTTCCACAAATGCTTCACATGCTCTTGAAGAAGCATTATAGGTGAGCGTATCTTTAATTTGATAAAAAGCACTTTGTAAATTTATAAATTCCGGATAACGTTTATAGGTGAATTCTAATTCTTTTGGCAAAGATTTTAAAATTCTATATATATCACAAAGTTCACCTTGTGTCGCACTAAAATGGTTCCAAGAAACATCACTAAAAGTTTCTTTTTCATCTTTTATAACTCTTATAAAATCAGGTTGCCCATCATTTAATAGATTTTGAAATGCTCTGGCTGTTGATTTTACAGTTGAATCTTTTCTATTTAATAATATTTTCCTCTTAGGCGCTGTTAGGATTTCGGCGATAAAAAAATAAAAATGGTTAGCAAAGTTTTCTAAACGATCGTCATAAATTTCCAACGTTCTTTTATAACGATTAGGATTTGTTACATCTTGCAATTCTAGGATTTTGTTCAATATAACATCAGTAATGTCAAATAAGTTGGGTAATAATACTCCGATGGAAATCACTAATAGTATAGAAATGAAATCGTTTAGGTCATTTAGCTTTAAAACTCCAAACAATAAGCCTATAATAACAACTGCTATTATACGTTTTTCTTTATTCCAAGTTATATGAGATATTCTATTTTTAGGTTTATTCGCCACCAGTCAACCTCTTTTATTTGAATTGCTTATTTTATATAATAACTGAAAAATATTATTATATAAATCCCGATTTTGAATTTTACCCCAACCTCTAAATACTTACCTCTTGATTTCTAAATTGCATTTCATGCCGCAATTCACCAACTCGGTGGCAACACAGGCCAAGGCAAAAAGTCACAATCCCTGCAAGACCGCATTTGGACTTAACTGAATCTGGGTTTAAAGAAATTATTAAAACTGCTAATCAATATTTAGTCTAAAAAATCATCAAGAATTTATTTAGGGTAATTATGCGTTTCTATACACAAAAAATGAGTTTTGTTTTAATTATACCTATAAAATTAATAATCAATGATTCAATGAAGAGTACGATATATAATTTAAATAATTTCTTGTACTTTTTGTTTTTTTTTAATCGCAGATTCTTGATTATTGATAGAAATAAGGTACAACGATTAAAAATCAGCTTTGGAATAATTTATGAAAAAGGAATATCAGGTAGAGAAGAAACATCAAAAAACTATTCATGCCTCTGACTGGGACCCTGCTGAACCCGATACAAAAGATTTTTATATTTGATTTGGATATTATGTAACCTTCAAAAAGGTCAAAAATCCGAGGGGAAAATTCTCAAACGTGTGGAATCTTTCTGTGAAAACTTGCGACTTAGGCAATTTTTCACAACAAAAATACTTTATATAAGTATGTGAAGGTTAATCATTTGGTGAATTATTTGAGTAGTGATATATTAAAATTATATAACATTAAACAAGCTGACAGAAGGCAGTCATCATTCCCAATTGAAAACGACAGAAGAAGCGTCATTGACAGACGTTCTTCTACCAGAAATATTAACCCGCAAATTATTGAGGATATCGGCTTAATTAAAAGAACCTTAAAATTGCCATCACAAAAAGATAAAAATGTTGACAGAAATGTTGTATTTTCAGCACTAGAAACCATCGCACCAGTAAGAAGATTTGAGGGAGTATCGGACAACATAAAGGACTCAAATTATACCAAGGCAGCTGGACTTTTGGGCCTTGCGGTTGTAAACCTTCCGGAAGACACGAGAGATTTGAAATATGCAATTAAAGAGATTGCAGGAACAGGCATTCAGAAATGTGACCCCAAAGAATTCCAAGCTGAGTTTTCATTCATTAGAGGGACTTTTTTAGAGTCCTTGATTAATAAATTTGGAAAATTCGGAGCAAAGTTACATGATTTTGATAAATCTTTGTACAATACTAAGCTTGGTGAATATTTACAAGATAAATGGAATATTAATATCTCAGAAATGTTGCCTACTGGACGTGTTGTGCAACAAGTAAAATTGAATAATAATAAACAAGCTGTAATAAAGAATATAGAAGTAAGGGCTTGTAAGCTTGAAGGAAAAACCTTACCCAAATTAGCTGGAAGAATTCTTTTAAGAACGCCAGTGATGGGGTTGATTGTTTTATCGGCACTTGAGATTCCAGCTATTATTAAATCTTTTATCAAGCCCGATACGGCAAAAGAAAAAGTGGTTAAGGGAACGTCTCAAACAATTAAGTCAGCGATTAATGTGGCAACGGTTACGGCTGGAGTTGGAGTGATGGGGAGCCTGCTTGCAAGAAAAGGACACGTTGGTTCTTTGTTAGGGATTGGAATTGGTGCAATTACCGGAATGGAAATTTCTCACATATTACAAAACAAAATTAACAATTTAGAAAATAAAATTATTGGTTAATATTATTTGGGGATATTTTGATTCAACGCATTATTAAGTACTTGCTTTAAAAGTAATTTAACACTGGTATCATCTGTTATTTTTTTTACTTTTGCTAGAAATTCGGGAGTTTTATCAATATCTTGAGCATGAGCCATCAATAGATTATCTTTGCTTATGTTATATCTTTGTTTTAATTCTTCAAATAACTGCCAAAACATTTTTTCAGAATGTTCCGATTCGGTCATACCGAAACTGACACTCTTTTGTATTGAATTGGTTTTATTTGAATTCAGTGTATTTGGGCGAGTTACGCTATTGCTTGTAAAAGATATTGGGCGAATGTTCATAGTTTCTCCTATTTGTTTCTATTAAATCCCCTCAATCTTATTTTTTGCTTATTCTGGACAATTCTATTAACTTTTGTAATGGAAACATGTTGCTTTACAGTGCTAACTCAGCTTCAAAATCAATTATATGCTAAAAACCCCGCTTTTTGTTGTCCACATATTGTTTATACTTCAAAGCCCCAAAAAGGAAATTTCTTTTTTTTGTGCGACAATAATACTTATATTGTTAAAGACTAATAAAGATTTGAGGAAAGTATGAAATTAAATGATACAGTGTCAAAAGACGCATTTAGATATGGTTATTTACTAGAAAGAATTTTTCCGTACATAAAACCCGTAATGGGAAGGGCTATTTTAGGGCTATTGATAGCAGTTCCGTTAGGTCTGTTAGATGGTGTTACTGCGATTGCATTAAAACCTTATTTAGATAATGTTATCAACGGAAATTCTCTGGCGACATTTGAATTTCTTGGTAGAACTTTCCATAGCAGACATTTTTGGGCAACTATAATCCCACCAGCAATTATAACTTTTGCCGTTTTTCAAGGTGGATTAAAATATTTAAATACATATTTGACTGATTGGACAGGGATGAAAGTTGCAAATGCATTAAAAGTTGATTTATTCAGAAAATTAACCTCACTAAGCCCAAAATTTTATGATATTAATTCATCAGGACTTGTTTTAACAAGATTTTTAGGCGATCCTGACGCTGCTTCAAGAAGTATTATCGATAATGTAAAAACCTTTATATCTACAGCTTTTGGGATTGTAGGGCTAGTCGCAGTTTTAATGTATACAGCGTGGAAGCTTGCAATTATTGGCGTTACCGTATTGGGGCTTGCAATGTTGCCGGTCGCTTTTATTAGAAAAATAGTTAAGAAAGTTTCTAACCAAGGAATGGTTGTCGGCGGGGGGATGGTAACGAATTTTAACGAAACCTTCTCTGGAAATAAAATTATAGCTGCATATAACTTACAAGAACAACAGAATCAGGCTTTTCAGGGTCAAGTCAACGAGTCGTTTAATTTGTCAATGACTCTTACTAAGCGTGTTGGCTGGTTATCTCCAATCATGTATTTGGTTGCATCTTTTGGGATTGCTATTGTAATGGCATATGGAAACCATTTGATTATAAGTGGCGAACTTACAAGCGGTAGCTTTGCTGCCTTTGTAACTTCATTATTATTGCTTTACAAGCCAGTAAAAGGTCTAGGACAAACGCTTGCAGGGCTGCAAGGAACATTCGTTGCAATGGGTAGAGTATTTGAACTGTTTGACTTGGTTCCTGAAATCAAAACAGAACCTAACGCAATTGAATTAAAAAGCTTTGACAAACAAATCGAATTTAAGAATATTTATTTTGAATATAATGAAGGTGTTCCAGTTCTTAAGAATTTTTCATTAACAGTCCCTAAAAACCAAACAATCGCACTTGTCGGTAACTCAGGCGGTGGCAAAAGCACTGTAGTTAATCTTATTCCTCGTTTTTACGATGTAAAATCCGGCTCGATTGAAATCGATGGAGTGGATTTAAGAAGTTTCACCTTAACTTCATTAAGAGAACAGATTTCTTTTGTTTTTCAAGATAATTTCTTATTTTCAGGTACGATTAAAGAAAATATCATGATGAGCAGAAAATCTGCATCAGAAGAAGAATTAGACGAAGTTATAAGAATGGCACATTTGGATGAATTTATCGGCTCTCTTGAAGACGGCATAGATACATTTGTAGGAGAACGAGGATCAACTCTTTCAGGCGGACAAAGACAACGTGTAGCAATTGCTCGTGCTATGCTTAAAAACGCTCCGATAGTTGTGCTTGATGAAGCAACTTCAGCTCTTGATAACAAATCAGAAGCGATTGTTCAGCAAGCCTTGGACAACTTGATGCAAAACAAAACAGTTTTTGTAATCGCTCATAGACTTTCAACAATTCAAAATGCCGATAGAATTGCGGTTATAAATGAAGGTGAATTGGCTGAAATTGGAACTCATGAAGAATTAATAAATATCGAGAATGGAAAATATAAACACCTTTATGAAATGCAGTTTGCAAAAACTGAAGCAATGGCTTAAACAAATTTCCTAAAAAAACCTCTGGATGATTTTTCAATCATAGGATATTTGTGCCTATTCCCAAAAAAAACATATTTTTATTGGCGTTACTTTTTTCGAGAGATTTTAAAATACTAGCCAAAAAAGCTTTTTCGTTTTTCTGTTGTTTTTGTTCGATATAGCTATTTTTGTGCATTCTCCAGAGTGTTAATTTCTTGTCTATATAATAAAAATAGTTGTAATAAGCTAAATGAGCCCAAATCCAATGATCCCAAAAAGCCTGAATACTGGTATCAAAATTGGCACCTTTTAAGGTTTTGGCATCTATCATTACACAGGAAAATGTCGGGATTAAATTTTGAAAACTGAACCCACTGAATAAATTAGCAGGATATTTTTTTGAGCCTAAAATTTCTTTATTAAGCTTAAAATATTTGTCGAAAATTTAGTCGGAATGAATAAAAATGCAAAAACTGGATAAAAGTATTTGCATTTGATTGCAATGTTTCAGCCGAAGAATAAGCTAAAATGAAGAATATAGCTGGCTTTTTGATTTGCAAAAGACATGGTGTCAAGCCTCCCAATCCTCGGTCAAATGTTAAAGTTAGGACATTTTGACGATTTCTTCATGATACAAATTATTATAGAAATTGTTAGTTAAATTAATTTTCGACATTATATTTGAAAATTGTATAGGATTCAAAGCCTGTTTAGCATCGCATAAGGCGTCTTTAGGATTGATATGCACCTCGAGCATTAATCCATCACATCCTGCAACAATAGAGCTTAAACACATCGGTTCTATTAGTTCAAGTCTGCCAGTGGCATGGGACGGATCGGTTATTATTGGAAGGTGAGTTATATTTTTTAATGAAGCAACAGCACTCAAATCCAAAGTGTTCCGTGTGTAAGTCTCAACTGTCCGAATCCCTCTTTCGCACAGTATTACTTGTTGATTACCTTCGTTCATAATGTATTCTGCTGCATTTAACCATTCTTCCAAGGTCGCATAGAAGCCCCTCTTTAACAACACTGGTTTGTTTGTACGTCCAGCTTCTTGAAGTAAAGAAAAATTTTGCATATTCCTGGCACCTATCTGTAAAACATCAGCATATTCTGCTACTAAATAAACATCTCTTGTATCTACAACTTCTGTAATAATAGGTAAATCAGCAATTTCACCAGCTTTTTTCAAATATTGCAATCCCTTCAATCCTAGCCCTTGAAAAGCATAAGGAGAAGTCCTAGGTTTATAGGCTCCACCCCTCAACATATTTGCACCGGCTTTTTTAACAGCAATAGCGGTTTGAATAATTTGTTCTTCATTATCAACACTGCAAGGACCTGCAATCATTAAAAAGTCCTCGCCAACTTCTATATTACCTATTTTAAAGGTCGTTTTGTCTTCTGAATTTTTTTTATTTACTAATTTTAAATTATCCATTATTTGATTCTCCTTGGATCGTAGCATACAAAACGGTTTCTCCCAAACTTTCGGTATGATGATCAAGATAAAAATCATATTCAGGAACCAATTGTTTTAAATATTTTGGTATTGATACAAAATGAGTTTGATCATGATATAAACAAACTGTAAGTTTCGGTTTGAATGTTTGAATAGTATTTTTAGCACCTTTCAAGCATTCAAGTTCAGCACCTTCAATATCAAGTTTTATAAAATTGATTTTTTCAATATTTTGCTCTTTTACCATGTCATCAATCGATTTTGTTTGGACTTGAGCGTCATATTTTTCAGGTTTTTCTAACGAGCAGTTTGTTGCCGGACCATTGCCAATTACGTACAAATGTTCATTTGAATTTTCCCAAAGAGCATTTTTAAAAAGTTGTATTCTATTTTTTAATTCAGGATTTAAATCAAGCATTTTATTAAACATTTCAACATTGTCTTTTAAAAATTCAAAAGAGAACACTTTGCCATTTGCTCCCACATCATGGGCAAAATACAATGCTGTATCACCATAACAAGCACCGCCATCAATAACATAATCACCCTCTTCGACCTTAATACTTATCTTATCATTTGCGTATTTGTATTGTCCAAGCCCCATTTTTAAGCCACCCGGATCGTTATATACTTTTACGTCATATCCAAGGTTATTTAAATCAAGTAGTTGAAGATTGAAATTCCAAATTTTAATCATTTCATCGCTTATTTTTAAAGTTTTGAGTATTTCCTGATCATACATTTTTTGTGGCGGAAGTACGTTTTTAGCCTCTGTAAGTCGATATTGCATGACTTTAATAAACATTTCTTTTGAATAATCATCAGCTAATAACGCATATGTTTGAAATATTCCTTCCAAGTCGAATTTCGACAATTTTTCCGTAAGTAAATTATACTTAATCTGCAATTTAGATTCTGCTTTTGATGCCCCAGTTTTTTTACCTCTTATTAAATCTATTATTTTTTGTCCGGCTTTAATTTTCATAATTATAAATGTCCTTTCTTTTAATTGTTTGAAGTAATAATTATTTTTTCACGAATTTCTTTTGTTTCGATTTTCGCAAAACTTTCATCCGCACAGCTTGAACAAGGTTCGACTTTGGAAGAAAAAGTAAAAAGATTCCGCCTTAAATTTGTTGCGAATTGAGTACAATATATTTCAAACATAGAATTTTCCACAAGATTCCCAAGTTTATATTTTTCTGCATCATGCGAAAGAGGATATATTTGACAACAGAAAAAACAATTCCCTTGATAATCAATTGTAAATTCCCTAATCCCTCTTAAACAAGGCTCCGTTCTGTTAGAAATACTTAAATTCTCCACAGTACCGCCTCTATCATTACCAAATTCATCCCAATTGTTAGACATTATAAGGAGTTGTAACCTTTTATAATAGAGGCTTGATTCAATTTTTTCGTTTGGAATAAAAACATCCATTTTGAATTCGAGCTTTAATTTTTCAAAGAACTTTTTAAGTTTGTTCATTTGTATATCATCATTATATTGATGATTTGAATCAACTTGCATTGTTATAAAAAGAGCATTCAATCCTGCAGCTTCTAACTCGTCTAAATATTTCGTTGTTAAATAATCACCATTGGAATTAAATTTTATTACGCTATTGGGGCATTTTTTTCTTATTTCTTTAATACGTTCCAATATTTTTTTGTCCGCCAATGGTTCGTTATATAAATTTAAGCTTATAACCATTGAATAATTTATACTGGCTAAATCATCTATTATGTTAGAAAATAAAGAATCTTCCATTAATTTTTGTCCGCCTCTGTCAATTTGAGCACAAGGACAATAATTACATTTCCTATTACAAAAGCTACTGGTTTCGAGGTTTATTGCGGTAACATATTTTTTGAATAAATCCTTTTTTTTAACATCATCAAGATTTCTATCATAAAATAATAGTTCTTTTTGAGTATCGATTAAATACTTATCCCAACAATTTTCGTCAACCGTTTCTAATTTTTTAATTTGAGATTCTATTGGATTCAATTTTAGTTTTAGTTTTAGTTTTAGTTTAAATCCTAATATTGTGAATACCTTATGGGGTCCTTTATTTGTTACCGAAAATAAAACTTGTAATAATTTTTTCATATTCTTATTCATAATATCCCTTTCCTCTAATATAAACTCATTTTGTCTTGACAAAAATCCTGTGTTGCAATATCATTTTGAAAAATATCCGCATACGAATCAGTATTTTTACGAGACCAATTTGTATTTCTTTTAATTATTTTAGCTGGAACCCCCCCCCATAACAGTGTTTTCCAGCTTTTTTGTTGAATTAGTAACTATGCTTCCACAACCAATTATTACATTATCTGGTACTGAAACATCTTTTAATATCGAAACATTTCGACTTATCCAGCAATGATTACCTATAGTTATTCCGAACAAGGGTTTATTTAATATTTTTAATGAATTAGTATCATAAATCGAATGTCCGTCACTTGCCCATAATACGACATCAAAAGAGAACATACAGTCTTTCCCTATAGTAATTGTTTTGTTCTCTTCGTCACAAAGAAATATTTTTATACTCGCACAGAATAAGTCTTCATCAATAAAAAGTTTAGAATGTTTACTCATAGGTATAGGGGTTATTAGATTATTAATACAATGTTTGGTTTGTTTTATTTCTACATAATTATTAGATGTACAGACGATTTTACAGTTATTAAACTTTTTAGTATACACCTTAACCAATGATTGCTCACCTAAAAATAGAACCTTTAAGCCTTTAACTTGAGGATTAAAATGTTCTTCACCTTTTTCATCAATATAAATTAAGTAATTCTGCCTCTTATCTTTTTTTCTTATTATATCAATCAGATTTTGTATAAATTGTATTCCCATTACACTCCTTGCATTATTTTTTTAGTATTTTGTGAATAATAATCAAAATCTTGTTCATAAAACCTCTTTATACAATTTAAATAATCTTCAAAATTGTATAATTTATTTTGCAAATCGACGAAATAATCATTGGTCGATTTATATATCGCTGAATCTTTTTCAAAAAGCTTTATTCGATTCACGATATTTTCATACATATCCTCGTAACTACTAAAAATATTAGGTTTTGAATTATCAAATTCCTGTGGGAAAAAACCTTCATTATAAACCGCAAATCCAATCCCCCCTTGGAGCATTGATTGTGCAAGATATCCATCAAAGCCTTCGCCGAATGTTATCATGAATTTTGAATCGGTTACCAAAGACATATACTTGTCAAAAGTAATGTCTTTTATTTCAAGAAGTTCATATTCTGGTAGTTCTTCTCTTATTTTATTTAAAATTTTATCTTTATATTCATTAACATCTAACGAATATAGAACCATTTTATTCTTTTTGTTGAATTCTCTTTTAGGGTATTTACTTAGATCCGTATATGGAGGGATTAACAATGTTGATAAATCAGACTTGTTAGCGTGTTCTTGTGAACAATAACTATGATGGGCAACTGTCTGAGTAATATTATTTGTAATTTCATATAAATCTATATAGTCCTCTTTGGGAGGCATCAAATCAATATTCTGATTCATAATGTTGATTTGAACATGATTAATTTGACCTAAATGAGCTTTTACCTTAGTTGATAATAGAGAATAAAAAGTTTTAGCTGATTCTTCAGGAATGTGAATAATCAATTTATCCAAATTTTCAAAAGCTAAAATCTGTTCAAAACGGTATATTATATTATGATTTTTAAAATTTGTTTGCCTTATATAAGTTTCTTTTTTTATATTGGGGCGAGTCATTAGCACAATATTAGAATTATGAATATGTGTATACCTTTCAGAATTGTTCGCAATTGAAAACATCGAATAAATTCCTCCCGACATACAGTTGTGTTCTGGAATTAACATTACTATCAATTGTGTAGCTTTTAAATCTTCATAATTGATAAGATGATTTTGCACTTTTTTTAGTGAAATATTGGTTCTTCCACAAAGAGTATTTCTTATCAATCTTCTTAACCTTGCCGGCATAATCCAGAAGGTTAGAGCATTTATTATTCTCGTATAAAATCTACTTATGTCCATTATAATTTCTTTTCTATTAGACTTACTAAGCCGCCAATTGTTTTAAAACTTGATGAAATCATTTCTTCATCGGTTATTTGAACATTAAATTTGCTCTCTAATTCAACAACAAATTTAATTATCCCCATAGAATCTATATATCCGGATTCTATGTAGTTAAAATTATCCAAATCAACATTCTTTGGTAAGTTTCCTTTTTTTTCAATATAGTTTACGATAAATTTTTTTATTTCTTCACACATTTTAAATTACTCCTGCTTTAACATTACTTCCCATTATATTTATCCAAGATTTTGTTTTAGAAGATTCAACCATTGCTTCAAGAAACAATAACCCTTCTAATGCAAAGTCCGAACTGAAAATTTCACTTGACTGCCATTTGCCAGTTTCCTGGTACTCAATTAATGCTTTATGAATATCACAATATACATTGGCAAATGCCTCGATAAAACCGACAGGATGTCCTGCTTTAAACCTTGTATACCTTGGTTGATCTGCAACTTCAACATCAGAAGCCCTGTCTAAGATTTGTCTTGTTCCGTCAGCAAATGATAATTCAAGTTCTTCAGGATTTATTTGAACCCACTTTGCAGCACCTTTTGTTCCAAATATATTTATTTCTAAACCATTTCTATGACCTAATGCTGATTTAGAAAACCAGAATTGCCCCTGAATGTTTTTGTCATATCTACATAAACAAGATACATTGTCGATAATGTTTTCAAACCAACCGTCGCTTGCCTGGTCACAGACAACGGATTCAGGATTTTTGTTTATTAAGTAATATATGATTTCATGCAGATGTGCACATAAATCGAGATGGATTGTAGGAATTGTTTTATCTTCTAATCGCCACTGCTGGGGATTAGGCTTCTGTCCATTTTTATTTACTCTAATAAATCCTTCTTGCGGCATTTTTGCTTGAAAGTGCAGTATATTGCCCAATTTATCGTCATTGATTAATTTTCTTAGCTCTCGTATCATTGGATAACCTGTATAATTATATGTTACTGTCAAAAAACCATTATTTTCTTTAACCATTTTTGAGATTTCTATTGCTTCTTGACTATTCATAGCTAAAGTTTTTTCACAGATAATGGGAATTCCTGCCTTTATACATTCTACAACCATTTCATAATGGCAAGGCGTTGGGGTTAAAATGGAAAGTGCATCTATTTTGCCTTTTTCATTTTTAATCATTTCCCGCCAATCGGTGTAAGTTCTATCTTGCGAAACTCCATATATGTCAGCTGTTTCTTGGCAAATTGATTCATTTCTGCTAAAACAACCTGCTACAAGCTCAAATCGATTGTCCATTTTACACGCCGAAAAATGTGCGTACCCAACAGCTGAGGATATTGCTCCACCTATGAAACCTATCTTTAATTTTTTGAACTTCATCGTTTCCTCTATTCTATAAGTAATTCTACTAATTTATGTTTTACTAATTTACCCATATTGTTTCTTGGTAAACAATCTAGGACAAAATATTTTCTGGGTAATTGGAAGTCAGCAAGATTTTTTGCACAATGGAATTTGAATTTTCTCAAATCGAATTCATTATCTACCACTATTGCAAGGGCAACTACTTCGCCTAAGTTTTCATCAGGATACGGAAATGCTGCACATTCAACCACATTCTCAAATTTAGATACAACCTCTTCAACATCATTTGGGTAAACATTTATCCCCCCTGAAATTATCAAATCTTTTTGTCTATCTACAAAATAAAGGAATCCATCTTCGTCAATTTTGCCTAAATCTCCAGTTCTGAAATACTCCCCAAACATTGCATCTTCGGTCATCTTCGGCTGTTTATAATACCCCATAAAGAGCATTGGGGTATTACAAATTATCTCTCCTATTTCATCAACTCCGGCAAAAGTGTTATCGCCAAGCAGAATTTTTACATCAACATTTTTTATTGCACGACCAACAGACTTCATTTTCTCTTTTGAATCGATAATATTTAAATTTGTAGCTATTGCAATTTCCGAGGTTCCGTAACATTCATGAAAATCACAATGTAATTTATTTACAAGTTCCTTTTTCGTATGCGGCTCTAAAAGTGCTGAAGACGAAACTACACATCTTAATGTTGTTATTTCTGGCACATAAGGACTGGTGAGGACTTCTGCAATTTGTCTCAATTGAGAAGAAACTGCGATTGTGAACGTAATAGATTTTTCCTTTATTGCTTTAAGCCAAATAGATGGCGAAAATCTTGGCATTAATATGGATGTTGCCCCCAGAATGAGTGGCATTATCACTAGTCTTTCAGCCAAAGAATGATAAAGAGGTGTTGCGGCAAGAATATTATCATTTTCGGTAACGCTATAAAGTTCAATGGCTGCAAATGCTCTATCTATCTTGTTTTTCTGTGAAAGAACTATCGGCTTAGGGTTACCTGTGGAACCGGATGTCATTGTGAAAATTAGAGCTTCTTCACCTGTTACTTGATTATTATCAATCCTATCGGATGAAATATTTTTTAAAATTCCCTCTTCTAAAATTAATTTATAACCCGAAATTTCGAGTTTGATATCCGATACTATTGCCTTTGTACTGACGATATGCCTAACATCGGCAGATTCGAAAGCTTGATTTATTGCATTACTGGGCAGAGTCGGATTTAATGGTGTAATTGCTATTCCCAAATTTGAAGCTGCTAAAATTAGCGCAACAAATTCGATATTGTTAGGCAATAAAACGCCTAAATTATCGCCATAATTTACTCCATTATTTTTCAATATATTTGATAGTTGATTGGTTAACAGCTCCAATTGTTTATATGTGTAAGTGGAATCCTCACAAATAATTGCAATCTTGTTTGGGCTTTTATCTACATTTTTATAAAATAAGTCGATAATTCTAGACATTTTATGCTCCTATAAATTTTAAAAAATTTGTGCTTGATAACTTGAATAATTCTCCATTAGGGGTTAAATATACTTCATTATCATTAGTCTTTCTACTGATAAAAGTATTGGCACTTATATAATTATGAGAGCCAATCTTCACATTATTACCACAAGATGAATTAACTCCCCAAAAACCGCATTCTCCAATATCAGCATATCCGGCAATAGAAACTCCTGAGTTTATCCAATTATACTCCCCGATATTGCAATCATGTCCAATGCTTACGTTAGAAGAAATAAATGTTCCTGCATTTATTTTTGTGCCCGGATGAATTGATACAAGATCTAAAATAATACAATTCTCCCCTACTTCTACATCATCATGTAACTTAACTGATTTATCAATATAGCTAATTAATTCATAGCCTTTGCTTTTGGCCACCAAAGAACGGTTTTTTCGAAGTTCATTCATTTGAACAAACCCAATAGAATTAATCATTTGACAATCTTTCGGCAAAAAAGTTTTTTCGACCTCTTCAAAAGCAACTAACGGTAACCCCATAAATTTATCATCTTTTATGCAGCATTTATCTACGCAGAAACCTACAATGTTATAATCATGTTTCATGTATGAATATAAAACTTTGGCCATCGAGCCATTACCATATATAATAGTAGATTTATTTGTTTTCATTTATACCTTCTTCTGTGGATAAAAGTCATAATTATATTCGTAAAATTTCTTTAAATTATTTTCAAATTGATCTAATTGATATAACTTGCTGTGCTTTTCTTTTGTTTTAATAATTGCATTTGTGTAGTCTATTTCATTTTTCGATAGACATTCCATGTCTGAGATGATGTTGAAAACCATCTCTTCATAGCTGGAATATACGTTTTTTAGTTCCATCCAAGAGCTGTCTGGGAAAAACTTATCATTGTATACTGCAAAACCTAAGCTATTGACATAACAAGGTTGAGAAAAATAACCGTCCATACCTTCACCGAAGGTTATTGTAAAATAAGCTCTCGCAATTAAATCCATATAGTCGCCAAATCTCATACTTTCAACTGTTATTAATTTAAAATCAGGTAGTTCCCTTTTTAATTTATCAACAATTGTAGATTTATTCTCGTTTTCATCAGGGGATAAAACAATTATTTTTTCTTTTTTATCAAATTCATAAGATTTATATTTTGAACAATCGATATGCACTGAAAATAAATGCGTAGGCATTTGCCATTTATTACAAATTTCTTGAGTGGCATATCTATCATGGGCAATAGTTTGAGTTATATTAGATGTCAATTTATATAACTCTTTTAAATTCTCCGGCTTTGGCATTAATTCAATATTTTGATTCATTATGTTAATATGCAAGGACTCAATTGACTTTAAAAATTTAATTTCATCTTTACTTAAATCAGAATAAAAGTCTTTTGCATAATATTCAGGAATGTGAATCATCAATTCTTTTACGTTTTTTGCATTTTTTACTATTTGCTCCCAACGATAAATTTGTTCTGAATTATTAAATTCTTCATTTTTTGCATATGTTAATTTACCTGGATATGTTGCGATTAAACAAAAACTATCATTATTTATATGACGAGAATATTCACATAACGAAAAAATTGACATTATTCCGCCACACATTTTAAACTTATATGGGATAAAAAATAGAATAATTTTTTCTGCATTGATTAATTTCAGCAAATTATAATCATCTTGAATTTTTATTGCTTCTTTGGTTTCTGCATAATATTTTTTATTTTTCAACTTTAATTTTATGCCTAGAAAAGTTATAACTTTTCGGTCGTTATTGTTTTTGATAGAAAAAATTCCCTGGTAAACATTCTTAAATTTACTCACTTAACACCTCACAAATTTTTACAAGAACCTCTTTATGCAAGTCCCCATAAAAAGGAAGACAAAGAACTCTATTTTTTATGTCGTTTGCAATTGGTAAATTTTCTATTGAGGATGATTTTAAGTCTCTATAACACTCATAATCAGAACATAATGGATAAAAATATTTACGTGTCATAATATTTTTAGACTTAAATTTATCATGTAATTCATTACGAGAAATAGGATAATTATCATTAATGATAATTGGATAATATTGATATGAGTTTGTAGTGTTAGAAGGCATTTGGGGAATAAATATCCCATCAATTTTTGAAATGTTTTTATCGTAAAAAGAGTTTATTTGAGCTCTTTTTTGTTTTTCACTCGCAACAAGTTCTAAATTCAGGAGCCCAACAGCGGCTTGAATTTCGTTCATCTTGCCATTTATACCGACATTCTCAACTAATTCTTCAGATTGAATCCCAAAGTTGCGCAAATTATATATTTTTTTGTATAATTTCTCATCATTATATGTCAAACATCCACCTTCTATTGTGTTAAATAATTTTGTTGCATGGAATGAAAACATCGTTATGTCACCAAATTCACCAATTCCTTTTCCATTAATTTCTGTAGAAAAAACGTGTGCACCATCATAAATTACTTTTAAATTATATCGTTGGGCTATCTCTTCGATTTTTTCAACGTCACAAGGAAAACCATAAACATGAACTGCTAATATTGCGGATGTCTCAGGAGTAATCAACGATTCAATTTTATTTGCATCAATTGTCATTGTATTAGGTTCAATATCACAAAATACTGGTTTTAATCCGTTCCATGATATACAGTGAGGTGTAGCAGCAAATGTAAAAGGCGTCGTAATTACTTCACTACCATATGGCAACTCTAGTGCTTTTAAAGCCGTTAAAAGAGCAATTGTGCCATTATTGAAAAGGGATAAATTTTTGACTTTTAAAAAATCTTTTAATCGAGAACCCAAAAGGTTATGCTTTTCCCCCATATTAGTCAACCATTTAGAATCCCAAATCTCTTCTAATTGGATAATTAAAGAATCAATCGAAGGCAATAATGGCCGTGTAATATAAGTTTTTTCATTTCCTACAGCCTTTTGCATTGATTCCATCTTTCACATTACTCCATTTACACCACATAATAAACCTTATGTGACGTTCCCACTATTTTTATAGCCATTTTAACACAAACACAATAAACCTTGTGTGGTGAATTCCGTTCCCGTCAATGAAACAATACCACAAACACAGTTACCATAACAATTTGTATCAAGTTTTTTAACATTTTTTAAAATGTATTTTTATAATTTATGTTGTATTAGATATAAATTCATTAAAATAAAGACCCCTAAATGGTAAAGAAATAAGGGTTTTATTTTTAATACCACACAAGGTTTATTATGTGTACTTAATATTAAGTTGTCTTAAACTTTTAAAACCTTTGTTGATGAAGAGTTATAGAACAAAGTTATTGTAACTTTCATCAATTTCTTCTTGTTCGATTCCGATGTATCTTAATGTTGTACTTGGAGATGAATGATTGAATATTTTTTGAAGAATAACAACATCTTTAAATTGCTGATAATGATGATATCCAAAACTTTTCCGCAAAGAATGAGTACCGATTTTGCAATCTAAACCTGCTTCACGACAGGCCTTATTTATAATTTTGTATGCTTGAAATCTATCTAGTCTTCCATTGAATCTTGTTTTAAAAAGTGGCTCCTCGCTAGGTTTACCTTCTATAAACTCATCAATCATTGCTTTTAATTTAACATTCATTGGGAATTTTTTGTGTTTTCCTGTTTTCTTTTCTACAACGGCAATATGTGTTTTATTTCGAACATCCTTGATATTTAGCCCTAAAATATCAGAAATCCTTAATCCACTATTTGTACCCATTACAAACATAAGCAAGTTGCGATTGCTACTTGCTTGTAAAATTTTCTCTACTTGTTTAATGATTTTTTTGTCACGAATTGGTTCAACTATATTCATTTTTTCTCCTTTATACTACAGTCCTATTTTATGTTTAGAGAGAAAACTATTCATTTTAAATGTTTAGTTGATATATTTAGAATCGTATTTATGTCATTTTTCGTTAATTTTAAATAAGGTCGCGCTTCTATTTTTGTTTTTTTATTTCTTCCTGCCTCCCCACCAAATTGATGAATTGCGGCATAGGCTTTGTTTGTTCCGACAATGGCTAAATTTTCGCTGTCTTCGCTTGTAATTGATGCTGCAAGTTCGCCTCGCATTTGCAAAATCTTCCCTGGCCAGTATCCTTTTTTCTTTCTTTGCTTGATCGTGGATTCAGCTAATTCTGCCCACTTCTCTGGTCGTCCCTCTTGTTTGAAATTTTCTTCCACAGAATCAGCCATAATACCTGCGATGTTTTTCATTAGCGGTCTTAAGTCAGAAGTCTTTTCAAAGAGCCTATCCAATACTTGATTAAGCTCTTTGTCATCTATTTTTATTTCAATTGGTTCGTCCATTAAATAAGTCCTCAATTGGATAATTTGCAATTAAAAGTTCTTTGAACATTTTATTTTTTCTGTCGCCACCTTTGTTGTTGATTCCGTTTAATCGTTCAATGGCAATCATTTCGAAGCCTTTGTATAATTCACGCACCTTGGGGCTGTCATCGTAAGAAAGCAAGAATCGGCCCTGAATATTTTTCAAAAGGTCTCTCAATCTTTCGTGGGCGAATCCTTCTGTTGAAGTAACTTCATACCCACAGCCGAAAGTATATGGAGGATCACAATAGAAAAATGCACCTTCGTGGTCGTATTGTTTAATCAGTTTTTCAAAGTCTCTGTTTTCGACTAAAACCTTGTCTAATCTTTCGTGGATTGAATCTATCTTAGATAGAATATTTCTTTGGCTTTTGCTAGCCCCGCCTGAAGATTTTTTAACTGTGCCATATGTCCCACCTCTGCCCCCAAAAGAGCGGGTAATTAAAAATAAGAATTGTACTGCTTTTTGGATATCCGTATAAGGAACAGCATTTAAAAATTGCATAAACATTTCACGAGAACCAAGTAAGTATTTTAACTCTTCTTTTAGTGCTTCCGGGTGGTATTTTACAATTCTGAAAAGATTAACAAGTCTTCCATCTAAGTCATTATAAATTTCCAAATCGGCCCATCTGTCTTTATAAAAAAGTATCCAACCACCTCCTCCGAAAGGTTCAATGTAAGAAATAAGGTCTTTGGGTATAAGTGGTGCGATAGTTTTTCGCAATAATCTTTTTCCACCGACCCAATTCAATAAGTGTTTTTTGTCAATTGTCATAAATTTTCTCCTGTTTAAACGCTATTTAATCTATTATTAATCGCCATTTATAAAATTATTAAATGGCATTATCTTTTCCGGGGTTATAACTCCACCCAACATCGGGGGCAATTTTGTGATTGGTTAAAGGGTCTGTATAAATCGTTACCAGCTTCATTTCTCCTGTTTTCTTAGAAACCAATTGCATCTCCTCTGACAGTTGCCCTTTGGAATCGTCCGCTTCAATTCCATTCAAATCATCGCTAGCCAGTGCTCTTACCCTACATCTGCAACGCCAGCCGTTAGGTGGATAAAAACTGTTCCAAAACGGGTCATCATATCTAAAGGTTCGCTCGTTAAGTTCCGCATGTTCGGGGCGTGTTCTTTTATCCATCACGGCAACATATTGCCAGTATGGTCTGTTGTCGGCATTATCAAGCTGAGTTTTATATCTGCCGGTCATATAAGAAGTCTGCATATTAATTTGATAAATCGTTTTTAATCGACTCAAGGAACCCATTTGGACGTGCTCAATGTTGCCCTCTGAATCTCCGACAAATTGCTCGCCCCACCAACCTTTTTTCTGAAGAGTTGGTTTGAGTTCCTTTTGAAACTGTTGAAAAGTTTGACCTTCAGCAAGTGCTTTATCAAGAGAATCTCTGATATCTTGCAGGATGTTTTCATTCATTAATTTGGCAACTGTGAAAGATTTTTGATGTGCGGACTGCCAAACTTCGTGCCAATCCCAAGAAAGTTCATTGTTTTTGTTCTTGAAATATTTTATAGCCATTGATGGCGATAGTTTGAATATTGCTTTTAAATCAGGCATTTTCCACCTCCGCGACTCTCTTAGCAACTGCATAAACGGTGTTTACGGTTACAGCATTTCCTGCCATTTTGTATAATTGTGCATCAGAAATCTTAAGCTCATATGCTTTTTTAACCATTGCATCAGGGAATCCTTGAAGTCTGAAACATTCAAGAGGGGTTAATCTTCTTATCCTGAAATTATCAATAGTCCCCATATTACAGTGGGTATCCAAAGTTTGTGAGACTTTTCTGCCGACTCTACCTCTTCTTGTGGCACTTTGTGGATAGGCTAAATTTATTCCGTCACCAACAAGTGCTTCATCATAGCCTTTTTTAGTACCATTTTTTACCCTCATTAAAGGCGTGTCACCGGCGACTTTCAAAGTTTGAACAATATCTGAGGCTTTATAGGTATCAAATCTCGGTTTATTAATAAAATATAGTCCTGTTTTACCGCCTTGACCGCCACCATTCGACGTAAGGCAGGAACTTATTCCGTCTGTCGAGTAAACTCTATTGCCTTGCGATTTTCTTTTGGTAATGGCAATTGTATTTAAGTTACTAATATTTTTTGCATCATTTGAGGCGATAGGAAATACTTTTCCGATACATTCTCCTGTAAGACATCCGACAAGGAGCACTCTTTCCCTGTTTTGAGGTATGCCGAAGAACTTAGAATTAAGAACCTGCCATTGAGTTGAATACCCAAGGTCGGTGAGAATTTTAACGATAGTTGCAAAAGTTCCTCCACGCTCGTGGTTAAGTAGCCCTTTAACATTTTCGAGTATAAAATATTTGGGTTTTTTGTCTCGCAAAATCCTTGCGACTTCAAAAAACATTGTGCCTCTGGACTCGCTAAAGCCTCGTCTTTTTCCTGCAATAGAGAAAGCTTGGCAAGGAAATCCTGCACACAGGATATCAAAGTCCGGCAATTCATCGGTTCTGATTGTTGTTGCATCATCGAAGTACATCTCCTCTTCTGTGTTAAAAAATTCCCGATACAATTTTGTTGCATATTTATCATTGTCACAGTATCCGATACATTTAAAACCTGCTCTCTCTAAAGCGATTTTAAATCCGCCGATACCTGAAAACATATCAAAGAATTTTAGTTGACTTGGGTTCAATTGGGGTTTATTCAAGTCCATCGTACCTCCCTTGTGCTTCGCACAGGAAAAGTGCTTTTGATAAAACTTCTTCAAACATTTCTGTTTTTAGGTTTTTGTCATCTAGGACCTTTTTAAAATCTTCTTCAGTTTTGCATTTTGAAAGCAATTTAAGAAGCGGATTTAAAGTATCTTTTGAAATTGCCTGAAGTTCTTCTTCAGAAATCAAATCAAACAATCCGTCAATTTCATCCTGTCCTGCTTCTTCGTCTTTTGTTTCATTAAACTGCTTAAAGGCTGATGTTTTACTAACTTCCGCAATTTCTATATCTTCTTCGTCAAATCCATAATTTTTGATGAAATATTTTTTTGTAAATTTCACTCCACAATCAACAAGAACTTTGTCTCTTTGAGCAAGGTTCAAATCAACATCCTCAATTTCATACATTTCGAACTGAGGAATATCCTGATTGGGAAAATTAAGCTCATAAATCCATTTGATTAGTTGATTAATAGTTTTTTCAACGATTTTTTTATCCGAATCAATAATATCCTGTCTTACACTCATGTGAGTTTGACTTGCGGCATAGCTGCCGGTGCTTCCAATTTCAGTTGTAAGCGTTTGTCCAAGAATTGCTTTTGATATTTCTGCATTCATCTTATCAATTAATTTGTCAAATATTTCAGCAGAGGATGATTTATCAGCTTCCATAATTTCAACAGAGCTATCATCAGGTATAACCGCAATTGCGTCCTGAATCATACTTTCAAGCAAATCAGCCAACGTATCAGTTTCTTCTTTTGATGCACCTCTTGGATGTTTGCCGATTAAATATGGAATTCCGTATTTTTCGCTGAATAAAACCCAAAATTTCAAACCGCCTTTTTTAAATGTAACGGGCCAGAAAACTCTTGAAAGAACTCTTTCTCCATAAGGATTATCATAGCTTGCGTTTGATTGTGGGCAAAGGAATTTTTTGTCCGGCAATTCTTCTCCCCAATAATTTTCTTTGGTTCTAAATTTTAAATTATTCTCATCATCATAGCAAAACCATTCAGGCGGTTTTGCAACAAGTGCCGATGGCAAAACTAGATTATCAATCTTCTGCCACAAAATTTCAATCGGTTGAAAACCAAAGAATGATGCTTCAAGAATATCGTTAATAAGCTGATAAATATCCAAACCTTTTAATAAATCTTCTATTTTTTGTGCATTTTGGTCTTTATCCGTTCCTCGATTTATATCCCATTCGAGAGATAAAACTCCCGCTTTTCTTGATTGGGTACAGGCAAAAACGTGAGCATCACAAAGTAATTCTCTGTAAACTTTCATATCTTTGCCCTGTTTTCTCAAAACAGGATCAGGGTCGGGTAACATATATCCTAAAGAATAAAAATTTAACGAACGTTTTCTTGTCGCAATTTCATCTGCGAGTCCTTGTTTTGTATTTTTATTTTCTAATAAATTGTTTTCCATATTTTTTCTTTCTAAAGTTTGTTCGTAACCCCGTTTAATAACCGTTTAAATTTTCCTGTACTCAATCTTTGGGGTTGGCTTGCTACATTGGGTAGTAAAATTCAAACACGCTCATTAAAACGGCTCAGAACGTTTTCGTCATTTCTAATGCCTCTCGCCTTTTCCTTGTTGAAATATTTATAGGTCCACTATTCGTTTCGACTGCGTGCAGGGCAAGCCCTAAAGCCCAAAACCTATCGGCGTGACCTGAGGCATCAGATTTTTCAACATCAAATCGAATATTTCCTGCATCGGTAGTTTGCCTCCTTACCGAGTGCAAATCCTCTCTAACTTCTTGCTCCGCTGGGACGTATACAGATTTGTCTTCAAAATTTGTCCTTACATTGTAAGCAAGTGCCTCCTTGATTTTATTTGTAAACGTAATCGCTTCTACTCGATATTTTCCGAACTTTCTTTGTGCTGATTCAGCTAGTTGCATTCCAAGTCCAGTGGAATCGATACAACAACGTCTCATTTTTGGGTGCATTAATATGCTTGATAAAATTTCTTCCTGAATATGGAATGGAGTTTTTTCTAAAATCTCAACTTTTCTTGTGTATTTTGTTTTCTCAAAAACTTCTAACACCCAAATCACAGTCAAGTCTTTCTTTCTACCGATATCCATTCCTGCGTACAAATCGTTCGTGATTTCATCAAGTGATTTTAAGACATCAATATATTCACAAGGAGCAATCAAGTCATATGGCAGGAATGCACAGGCCTCGTCAATTGCCTCGCAACAATATTCCTGCAACCAAGTATATTCATCAAAACAATTTGCCCTCTGTTCATCAAGCCAAGCCTGACGTTCTTCTTCTGTTGTTTTTCTGCCATAAATTTTATCTACAAGTCCCTCTAAAACCGCCAATTGTACAGGCGTTTTATGCAACGCCCATTTTAAAATTCCTTTTAAAACTTGTTGTATAAACTTGAAAAACAGGCAGCTCTGTCCGTTATGAGTAGATAAAATCCGAAGAGGAAAGCCCCAAGTAACGCAAGGCTTCGCCGCTTTCCAAAGTTCCCAAGGATTATTGTGGTGTGCAAATTCATCTAAAACAACTTTTCCACCCTTACTTCTAAAACCTTTAGGGTTGGAGCTTAATGCGTGGATTTTAGTTCCGTTCGCAAATTCAATCACAAGGGCTTTAACATCTTTCTCAGAATCTATAACAACTTCGCCCATTGATTTTGCCGCAACATGAAAAAGCTTAACCCACATCTCACAATATGAAATATATTCTTTTGCAGCACTTTCATCAGCGGATGAAAACCAAACAGCAGGAACTGCTTTTGAAACGCAATCTCGGACATCTTCATAACTTTGAACGTAGGTGGCACCGATACGTCTTGATTTCTCCCAAATTTTAATCGGAGAATTGTCACTCAGCCATCGTTGTTGATAGGGCAAGAAGAATGCTGTGGTCGTTAATGTTTTTTGATTATTGTTCATTTGGCTTCATTCCCAAAATTTCTTCTTCGATCGTTCTAATTAATTCTTTGGTTAAACCTTTGTTTTCAGAACCTTTTTCTTTAAGCGTTGATAGTTCTTCATAGTCTTTAATTTTAGTAATCAACGGAAGCATACGAGTAAAAGCGTACATCCTGCCAGTATCAACTTTTTTTCCTTCTTCTAAGTCTGCTTTAATATCTCGCATAAGTTTGCGTGCAAATTCGTATAATTCTTCATGAAAAGCTTGTTTTGATTTTAAATATTTTTTTCTTTTGGTATCCCAATCACCTTTTACTTTCCAATTAGCAATTGTTCTTGGAGCAACATTCACTTTCGCAGCCGTTTCGTCTATGGACAAATGTTCATAGACGTAAACTCTTTCGGCTTCATTAAAGTATAGGGACTTATCACTCAAATTCTCTCTCCAGTTTTTCGATTTTTGATTTCAATTCTTTCAAATCCAAAATAACCAAATTTAACCTATTAATATAGGTTTTGACTTTGTCAATTTCCAATTTAGTCATATCTTCTTGATAAGGACTTAGGGCTGAGCGAATAAGAATAATCAATCCCGATGCTTCTGTATCAAGGGTCTTATACTTCCTTTGAGATTCTACCAACAGACCTTTTAATTGCATTCTTTCCATATTCATTTATGAAACCTCTTTTTTTAAAATTGGGCACCACAAATTGTTATCAATTTTGCTCTCAACACGCGAAAGCAATGCTGCATGATACTGATTTGTTTCAAGTAAATCTTTTAAAATGGTGAAATTTTGGTTCATCATATTTTCAAAAAGTTTCGCTTGAGAATTGTGGTAGATGTACCAAATAGCAAAGACTACAGCTGGAAAGCCAATGTTCTCTATTAGTGGTAAAAATTGGTTGAGTTCCATAATTGCTCCTTTATCGCCAAAAAGAAAAGGCGAGATTTACTCGACTGGTATTCTTAGGATAGCAACCTTGAACTACCAATTTCAAATGACAATGTCAGAAAATTTGGCACTGACAAAAGTTCTGACATTGTCATTTGAAAACGTCTGAAAACAACGCTTATACTCACAGAGTAAATTATTTTTTGAATTAGTAAGAAATTAAGTGAGGTAAATTTATGTCAGATGAAAATTCTAAGAAAAAGTTTTGGTCGTCAAAAACATTTTGGGTAAATATATTGTCCGCAGTCGGATTGATTGTTCAAACTCAAACAGGTTTTATTTTTGACCCTACGGCACAAGCAATCGGTTTGACCGTTGTTAACACAGGATTAAGGCTAATCACGAAACAAGGATTAGAAGTATAAAAAAAGTTAAGGTATAAGGTGCATTACGCATCTTGTACCTTTTCCACGCATAAATTCAAAGAAAGGTTAAAGATGAAATTTTTTGAAGTATTTAAATCAGGAACATATCCTCAAGGAAAATTCACCAAAGAACAAATAGAAGAAATAGCAAAAAACTACGACCCAAGTTTTTGCGAAGCACCAATAACCCTCGACCACGAACAATCAGGGCCGGCATTTGGTTGGGTTGAAAGCTTAAAAGCAGAAAAAGGCGTTTTAAAAGCATCGTTCAAAGATGTCACAGAAGATTTGAAAGTATTTGTTAATGATGGCAAATATAGAAAGGTTTCAGTTGAAATTTATCGAGAACTTGAAGGCAAAAAACCTTACCTCAAAGCTGTTTCGTTCTTAGGGGCAGGCATTCCTCAAGTTAAGGGAATGGACGCTGTTCAATTTAAAGAAGGCGAAAGCGATACCTATACTTTTGAATTTCAAGCAGATACTGAAGAAGATGCCGAAGTAGCTAAACTTCAAATTGAAATAAAAAATCTTGAAGACAAGATTAAAACTTTTTCTCAGCAAGAAAAATCTACCGAAACAATTAAATCTTTGAACACAAAAGTTGAAGACCTTACAAAGGAATTGGAAACATTTAAGGAAAAGTCCAATGATAAGGATGAGATTCAAAAAGAACTCGATTATATAAAAAACAAGGTTCGTGATAATGAGTTTGAAAATTTTATCGAAAAGCAACTTGAAAAAGGAATTTTGATTCCTGCCAACAAAGAGCTTGTACTGAAAATATTCAAAGAATTAGACAATGTCAAAAAATTTGATGCAACCTCTAATTCGGTTGAAGATTTTAAAACTTTTGTCGCAGCACTTCCAAAACAAATCGTACTGGAAGAAGTTGCTACAAAGAAAAAAGCAACCACTCAAAAAGTAGACCACGATGAGTTCAAAGACGCGAGTGAAGAAAGTCTTGAGATTTTCAACGAGGCTACTGCACTGGCGGAAAAAGAAAACATCGATTTCAAAGATGCACTGCTACAAATAAATAAAGGAGTATAAAATGGGACGTTTAGAAGATTTAAGAATTAATGCCTACCTTTCAAAAGTAGCCCGAGGGTATTCAAATTCAGCATTCATTGCCGGCAACTTGTTTCCAACAATTGATTCAGAACTTGAAAAAGTCGATATCTTTGAATTTAACAAAGAAGCCTTTCAGGTTTACGATACAGAGCGTAGTATTCGTGCAAATTCAAATGTAATATCGCCAAAAGGTTTTACTAAAAAGACAACAACGTTAACAGAACATGACCTTGCCTATCCTTTGGATTACAGGGAAGAGCAAGAATCCAAAATCGTCAAACTGCAACTGCACGCAACAAATGTTGTAACAGAAGGATTGAAATTAAAACACGAAAAACAATGTGCAGATTTGGTTCAAAATGCCGATAATTATGCAACTGAAAATAAAATAGTTCTTTCGGGAACCAGTCAATTTTCTAGTGCTACATCAGACCCTGAAGGTGTAATTGATGATGCCAAAAGTGCAGTCGCCGGCAAAATTGCCCAAGAACCAAACACCATGGTTTTAGGATATGATGCGTTCAAAAACTTGAAGAAAAATAAACAATTGAGGGATTTAGTTAGCACAAGTAAAACTAGAATAATTACACTCGATTTAATGAAAGAAATTTTTGACATTGAAAACATCGTCGTAGGTCGCTCCGTCTTTGTCAACGAAAAAGGCGAATTTGTCAAGGTTTGGGGCAATAATATTGTCCTAGCATACGTTCCACCTTTAACTTCAAGAACAGAATATGACCCTTCATTTGCCTATACAGTCAAGAAAAAAGATGCTCTCAATATTGATGAGTACACAAAAGAAGGCAACAAAATCAAATATATTCGTGCAACAGACATCTACACCCCATTTTTGGTTGGACCTGATGCCGGTTATTTGATTGCAAATACATAAGGAGAAAAAATGTCTAAATTTATCGTTAAAAACACAACAATTTTACACAATAAAAAGACCTATGGAATAGGCGATACCATCGAGTTCCCAGACGACTTCAATGTGGCTAAATTAGCCGATTACTTAACTCCTATTGAAATAGTTGCTGAAAGTAATTCGGGTGAAACTCCAACTCCAAAAGCTACAAAATCAAATAAAAAAGCTGATAAAGCAGCTACGACAACGGATACAACAACTGAGGCTACGGCCACAGCCGCAGATGCAACAGCATCAACAGAAGAAGTAAAACCTGAAGGAACAAAAGAGGAGGCTCTAAATGGCACAGAAACTGTATAAACCACTTCTAATTGATTCAATAAAAGCACAAATTGATTTGCCTAAACAAAGATTTGTGGGCTTCGACGGAAACATTTGCGGTGCCAGTAAAAAATCTTTTGGTATTTGTGATGTTGAAACAGAAAAAAACCAATTTGCCCCAATTGCCGTCCTTGGGATTTTACTTGTTGAATCAGGCTCCGCTATAATTCAAGGGGCAAAAATTACGAGTGATTCTCAAGGTAGAGCAATTCCTGTTGCTACAACTGAAGAAATTAACGGATATGCACTTGATGCTGCAACTGCATCAGGTGAAATTATCCGTATTGCTAGAGGAATATAAATGTATTGCAGTGTTGAAGATATCGAAAAGCAAATCACCCACGCAACCCTTGTACAACTAACCAACGACAACTCTCTCCCCGAAGTTGACGAAGCAGTGACATTTGAGGCTATCCTTTACTCTTCAACCCTAATCGATGGGTATCTGAGAGGTAGATATAATTTACCTCTTGATACTCATCTTCCCCTTTTAAGGATTATCGCAATCGATTTAAGCATTTACAGGTTATACAGCCGCAGGTTACAAGCCGATATGCCAGAATCTATTATGGCTCAGTACAAAGAAACAATTAAAACTTTGGACAAAATCCAAAAAGGAACTATCACGCTTGAACTCGAAAACAGCCAAGAAACCATACAAAACAACGAATATTTATCAAACAAAAATTCAAACGATAGAATGTTCAGCCACGAGGTTCTAAGTGAATATTGAAGCAATTGAAAATCAAATAGTAGAAAGATTAAAAAGTAAAATAACTGGTTTGTATATTGATTCATTCCCTGACAAACCGCAAGAATATACTTTCACACATCCAAAGGGTGCCATTCTTGTTCATTATCAAGGTGCAAGTTATGGAAATAGTCAGTCCCTGGATGTCATTTTTCAGCAAAAGAAAATGGAATTTGCACTAACTCTAATCACAAGATATTTGAAAACAAACGATGGGGCCTATTTGCTTTTAGAAAAAGTTAAACAAATTTTAACAGGATTTAAAATCGATGGCTGCACAAAAATGTGCCCAACAAAAGAAGGGTTTTTGACTGAAAACAATGGGATTTGGCAATACACAATCAATTTTGAATTAACTACCCCAAGCATTGAAACGGAGGAGGATTAATGCCCGCATCATTTTTACACGGAGTCGAAACAATCGAAGTTCAAAAAGGCTCAGTCACAATAAGAACAGTAAAAACAGCAGTAATCGGACTTGTCGGAACTGCTCCGATAGAGACAGTCGGTGCCGATTACAAAAACATAAATAAACCTGTTTTAATTTTGAATGAAGCAGATGGCGTAAAATATTTCGGCGAAAACAAGTCAGGATACACAATACCACAAGCACTTAAAGCAATTTTCGCCCAAGGCTCAGGCATTGTCCTTGTTGTAAATGTATTTGACCCTAGCGTTCATACTTCAGTTTCTAATGTCACTATTTCTGATATAAATGGAAAAATAGATATTTTGACAGGAAAAAGAACCGGAATGAAAGCCTTTGAAGATTGCTACTCAATGTTCGGTTTTTACCCTAAAACAATTATTGCCCCCGTATTCTGCGAAGATAAAGCGGTAGTAACCGACATAAACACAGTTTGCAATAAAATCAGAGCAATTGGAATTGTTGATGCACCTGTTGGAACTACAGTTCAAGATGCAATTGTCGGAAGAGGACCTGAAGGAACAATTAATTTCAACTTCGCCTCTCAGCGATTAATCCTCTGTTACCCACATTTGAAAGTGTATGATTCCGCGACTGAAAGTGAAATTTTAGAACCGTATTCTCAAAGGCTTGCAGGTGTAATCGCCGCAAAAGACATCGATAAAGGTTATTGGTGGTCGCCATCAAACACTGAAATCTTAGGAATCACCGGTGTCGAAAAGCAGTTAACTTCAATGATTAATGACCCGTCAAGCGAGGTAAATACACTTAACGAAGCTGGAATAGTAACCGTCTTTAATAGTTATGGCTCAGGATTGAAAACTTGGGGTAACCGTTCGGCGGCTTATCCAAGTTCTACTCTTCCAACTAATTTTATCAACGTAAGAAGAACTGCTGACATTTTGCACGAAAGTGTTGAGTATTCGATGCTTCAATTTATTGACCATCCAATCACTAACGGGCTTATCGATGCAATTTGCGAAAGCGTGAATGCATTTATTAGGACTTTGATTGGGCGTGGGGCATTGATTGACGGCAAGTGTTTTTACAATCCCGATAAAAACCCAACAACAGAAGTTGCAAACGGCCACTTACTTTTCGATATTGAATTTATGCCTCCGACTCCTGCTGAAAGAATTACATTTGAAAGCTTTATCAACATCGAATTGTTGAAAAGTCTTGGTACCAAATAAGGAGAGAAAATGTCTAAAATCCAAATAAACAAACTTATTAACGCCAATATTTATATGAACGGAAATAATCTTTTGGGCCGAGCGGAAGAAATTCAGCTTCCGCAGATTAAGCACAAGATGGCTGAACACAAAGCTCTTGGGATGGTTGGCTCTGCTGAGTTTTTTGCAGGCATAGACAAATTGGAATGCAAAATTAAATGGAACGCACTTTATCCTGATGTTCTCAGAACTTGTGCAAATCCTTTTGTTGCGGTTGCAATTCAAGTCAGAGCCTCACTTGAAACTTATAACGGAACCGGCAGAATTTCAGAAGTACCAGCTACTGCATTTATTTCAGGAACTTTCAAAGAATTTCCGCTAGGTACAATCAAGCCTGGAGACAACGCCGAATATGAAACAACTATGGCTGTAACTTACGCAAAACTAATCGTCGACGGTGCTGAAATTTTCGAAATAGATGTCCTTGAAAACATCTACAAAGTAGGCTCCGTAGACATCTTGTCAAAATACAAAAGTAATATAGGAGGATAAAATGACAACAGAATTAACACTACCATCAGGGAAAAAAGTAAAAATTGAGCAGGGAAAAGGTTTTCATCTCTTAAATGCACAAAGAAAAGCAAAAACATCTGAAGAGATTACATTTGCTTTAATCGCAGAACTTGCAGAAGTTGACGGACAAAAAATAGTTTATGAGGACTTACTTGAGTTTGACTTGGAAGATGTTCTCGCACTTCAAGCAGAAATTTCGGGGAAGTTCAAGTCCTTGCAGCCGACTGCATCATCCACCTCGCCAGAACAACCGGCTGGCAATACAGCGAAATAAAAGAAATGGCTCTTGATGAGCTTTCTTTTTGGGTAAACGAGGCGATTAAATACAAACAGAGCACGACTGAAGTATTGGATGAAGAATGTTAGACACAGCAATGAAAGTATCTTTAACTCTTATCGCCTTTGACAAAATGTCAAGGGTGATTAAAGATGCCGTAAATCAGTCTAATGAAGAATTTGATAAACTTCAGAGAAAAATCAAGCAAGTATCTGATACTACAAAAGAAATCGGGCAAGGTTTGGTAACAGCAGGTGCCGGAATGACTGCTGCAGGAGTTGCTCTTGGAATGGCAATAGAAAAACCAATCGAAGCATTTGCCGACCTTGAAGATGCCCAAACAAGAATGAAAGTCGCCTTTATGACAAGTTCGGGCGTTGATTCTTACTTTGAAAAAATCAACAAGCAATCAGAAAAACTTGGGATGAAGCTTCCAGGGACAACGAGAGATTTTACCATTATGGCTGCGAGATTAAAAGAACTCGGAATAGCAAGCAAAACCATCGCAAATGGCGGACTTGAAGGCTCAGCTTATTTAAGAGTTCTGCTCGGTGATGTTTCACCTGAAGGAGTCTCAGATATTACAGCGACATTTTCAAAAAGCTTAGGTATTGCTGAAAAAGATTTTGTAAAATTCATCGACCAAATTCAAAGAGCTAAGTTTGGCTTTGGATTAGATCCTGAACAATTTGCTTACACATTAAAATACGCAGGCCCAATATTTAAACAACTTGGAATTTCAGGCTATCAACAAAGTAAATCCGTTCTTGCCCTATCAGGAACTCTTGCACAAGCTGGTATCAGGGGCGAACAGCTTGGGACTTCTTTAAGACGTATTATGCTCGATCTTCCGGGGCTTGATGACAAACTTGAAACTAAAAAAATGCAAAAAATTAATGCACAGCTCAAATCTATGGGGATTTATCTTGAATTCTTCAAAAACGGTAAATTTCTTGGCGTAGAAAATATGATTAAGCAGGTCGAAAAACTCAACAAGTTAAATCAACAAGACAAACTCAATGTGATAAAAAAACTATTCGGGGATGAAGCTGCAACTGCGATATCTGAAATGGCAACACAAGGTTTAAGGGGATATCAAAAAGCACAGCAAACTCTTGCAAAACAGGCGGATTTGCAAACCCGATTAAATCTTGTAATGGGAACATTCAAAAATCTTTGGGAAGCTTTTACAGGAACATTAACAAACACTCTGGCTCAATTCGGGGCAACTTTATCTCCTGAACTCAAAGGCTTGGCAAATCATTTGAACGATTTATCAGATAAAATCGGCAAATTTATTACTAAGCATCCAATATTTGCAAAGAATATTGCATTAACAACAGTGGCATTGAGTGCAACTTTAATTACTCTTGGCACATTGAGTCTTGCGATAGGCGGAACAGCACTTATGATTTCAAGCCTTACTTCAGGCTACGGAAAATTCCTCACCTATGCAAAATTTTTAAATCCAATTTTAAGAGAAAACACTCTTCAGCTCTTTAAATTCTTGGGCTTGAATACTACCGCTCATAATCTTGAATATGGCACAAAAATTAAAAATGCAGGAAATTCACTTGGAATAAATCTCTCTAACTTTTCATTGAAAAATGGACTGATGGCCGATGTTAGAAGAATTGATAATGATTTGAGAAGTGGTTTAATTAAAGGCTTCAAAGAACTTCCAACCAATATTTCAAAGTCAGCTCAGGCATTAAAAATTTGGAGTATAACATCTATTAAGGCTATTCCTAGCAACATCTTAAACGGATTGAGTGCAATGAAGTCAGGATTTTTAGGTATTCCAAGTAAAATACAAGGTGCGATTATGGCTTTTAGAGCATTTTCTTTGACTCTTTTGACTTCTCCCATTGGTTGGATTGCACTTGCAATCGGAGCGACAGCTTTTGTTATTTACAAATATTGGAAGCCGATTACAGGGTTTTTCAGGGGAGTCTTTACGGGTTTAAAAACTGGACTTGCACCACTAAAACCAGCATTTGACACATTGGCAAAAGCATTATCACCAATCATCACCCCATTAAAAGCCATTTTTGATTGGTTTAAAAAGCTTTTAAAACCTGTTGAAGACACAGGCGGGGCGGCAGAAAAAATGGGTATGAGATTCGGTAAGGTTCTCGCTCAAATAATTTTAAAAGTTACAGATTTAGTCAAAAAGATGTTTCAATTAGGTGCTAAAATCGCAGACTTCTTGTCTTTTGGGATGCTTTCTAAAACCGACCAGACTCAAAAAGCAATAGCTAAACACACTCAAATAATTCGCGACCACCTGCCACATTCGCCGGCTAAAATGGGGCCGCTTAAAGATTTGCACAAAGTCAAAATCGCTGAGACTATTGCAGCGACAATAAAGCCCCTACCGATTTTAACTGCGATGAACAAGGCGTTGAGCCTGAGTTCTAAGGGCTTAAAAGGCAACGTCGCTCGAGGCAATTCAGGCGGAAGCTCAACAACAATACATTACAGCCCTAATGTCTCAATTGATAACGCAAGTCCGACCGCAAAAGCAGATTTCGCACAGATGCTCAAAAAACATAAGGACGAAATTTTAAAAATTGTTAAAGCAGAAAACCAAAGACAAGTGAGGTTAGCGTACTAATATGTTTGCACAACTAGGCGAAATAAAATTTGATTTAATAACATATTTCAATGGAATCAGTGAAACTAATTCCTACAATTTCGCTGAGCATCCTCGTATAAGTCAAAAACCTTTGCTTCAATATTTAGGGGAAAATTTGCAAGAACAGGATATAAAATTAAACTTTCATACTAGTTTTTGCACACCTGAAGATGAAATTAAAAACCTCAAAGACGTTGCTAAAAAAGGAACACCCCTCAAATTTATCAAAGGTAACGGTGAATACGTTGGAGTTTTTGTCATTTCTGAGATTTCATCGGTCACTGAGCAGGCAAGCAAAGAAGGTTATTTAACAGCCGTTCAAATTGATTTAAAACTCAGAGAATTCACAGGCAAAGTTACTGCAAGCAAAACTGATTCGAAATCCAATTCAAAAGGATTGAAAGTTAAATGACAGAATTTTATACCTACATAACAAAGGATAAAGACAGATGGGACTTGATTTCGTACAAGTTTTACAACGATGCAACACTGTATGAAAACATAATCAAAGCCAACCCGAATGTAGCAATTAAGCCGGTATTAACTGCCGGAATAAAATTAAAAATCCCAGTCATAGAAACCACAGGCGAAATTACCTCAGACCTTCCACCATGGAGAACAACCTAATGTTAAAACCTATATTTAAACTCACATACGGATCAAAAGACATCACAAAAGATGTCTCTCGTTTCGTTACTAATATTGATTATACTGACTTTGAGCACGGGCAAAGCGATGAAATCAATATAACGTTTGAGGACTCAGAATTGCTTTGGCAATCGGCTTGGATTCCTTGTAAAGGCGATGTTCTTGGTTTGTCTATCGGTTATGAGGGGCAGAAACTTTTGAACTGCGGGAATTTTGAAATCGATGAACTTGAATATGAATCTCCGCCCGATACAATCACCGTAAAAGCACTTGCAACCAGTATTAAAAAGGCACTTCGGCAGAAAAACTCCATTGCGTACGAAAATAAAACTCTAAAACAAATTGCCACAGAAATAGCGAAAAAGCACGGATTGAAACTCGTTGGCAGTATTGCTGAGGTTAAAATTCAGCGTATAACTCAAAACCAACAAAAAGATTTAACGTTCTTAAAAAATCTTGCTGAAGAATATGGTTACATTTTTAAAATAACAGCAGGCAGCCTTGTCTTTTATGAAACAGAAAAATTAAAATCAGCAACCCCAACTAAAATCTTCAACAAAAAAGATTTATCAAGAATAAATTTATCCGAAAAAACAAGCCAAAAATACAAAGCTGTTCAGGTAAGTTATCACAACCCAAAAACTGGAAAAACAGTCAAAACGACTGTGAAAAATGCAGGGGTTGTTAATGGTGATACTCTAAAAATAAGTACAAGATGTGAAAACAAACAGCAAGCTATTTTAAAAGCAAAAGCCGCAATTACAAAAGGCGATACAGGGATTGAGGGCTCAATTGAATTAATAGGGAACCAATATCTTGTCGCAGGAATAAATATTGAACTCAAGGGCATCGGACATTTTTCGGGCAAATACCATGTGACTCAAGTACGACATACGATTGATAAATCTGTCGGGTTTAAGACTGCTTTGGAGGTTAAATCGTGTTAAAGTTTGGAATTGTTACCAATATAAATCCAACACTGGCACAAGCACGTGTCCAGTTTGCAGAAGACGATATGCTTTCGTATTGGCTTCCAATTCTGCAACAAAAAACGCTGAAGGACAAATTTTACGCCATTCCCGACATCGGCGAACACGTTGCTTGCCTTATGGACGAAAACTCTGAAGAGGGTGTAATTCTAGGTGCGATTTATTCTTCTGCCGATACTCCGCCTGCAACCTCTAAAACTCAACTTATGATTAAATTCGAAGATGAATCATTTATTCAATTTGACAAAACGACAGGGATTTTAGCTCTAAAAGCCAAAGGAATAGATATTCTTTCAGATATTAATCAAACCGGTAAATTTCAAAACTCTGCCGGTATAACTTCCGTCGCTGATATTTCAGACAAAACAAGCTCAATGCAGGCTATGAGAGACACATATAATCCTCACAATCACACAGGAAATATGGGTAATCCAACTTCTGCTCCGAATAAGGAGATGGCATAATGACTAATTTAAACGAAATTAAATATGTCGATTGGCAGCCGAAGTTGAATGAAATTGGCGAAGTCGCACAAGGAATTGATGATATAAATCAATGCATTTATATTATTTTGACTACACAAAAAGGCTCTGTGCCTCATCGTCCGACTTTTGGTTCTGATATTTTTAAATACATCGACTATCCCGTCCAAGAAGCTGTTCCAAATATTATCAGAGAAGTTATTGATGCAATTTCTGAGTGGGAAACTAGAATTGAAATTAAAAATGTTAGTGCTGAAATTGATGTAGCGAACGTAAAAATTAAAATCGAATGGAACCTGATTGATTCTGAAATTACTTCTGTTACTGAGGTGATGGTATGACAACTCAATTACCTGAACCGAATTTTATTGGCAGAGATCCAAATATAATCACAAACGAATGGATTGCACTCTACGAGCAAAAGACAGGCAAAACTCTTCAAGATGCACAAATTGAAAGAATTTTAATTGATGTCGGTTCCTATCGTGAAACTTTGATTCGTATAAAAATTCAAGAAATAGCAAAATCAAATCTCTTGAATTACGCGACCCTGGATGTTTTAAAACATCTTGGAGAACTCGTTGGGGTAACAATTTTAGAAGCCAAATATTCAAAGGCCATCTTTGAATTCAAACTTGAAGAAGCTCAAGATTTCGATATCACAATCCCTGCCGGCACTCAAGTTGAATCCAACGATGGGCAATTTGTTTTTCAGACAAATTCAAGTGCGATAATCAAAAAAAACACATTATCGATTTTAGTTGATGGGATTAGTACCACTGCCGGTATTTCGGCAAATGGATATGAAATAAACTCAATTACAACTCTTATAAATCCTTTAGGTTATGTCATTACAGTTAAAAATACGACCATAACCTCGGGTGGTCAAGATGAAGAAAACGCGGATAATTTCCGAGAAAGAATTCGTCAAGCACCGGAAAGTTTTTCAAATGCCGGAAGTAAAGGTGCGTACAAATTTCATACATTATCGGCAGATCAGAGCATAATTGATGTCGCTGTAATTTCACCATCAGCAGGCGTTGTCGAAATTTATCCGCTTGTCGATACTGGAACTCCAAGCGAAGATTTAATAGCTACTGTTCAAAATTATTTGTGTGCAGATAAAATTCGACCACTAACAGATAATGTTATTGTCAAAAAGCCTGAAGCCGTAGACTTTGTTATGAAATCTACACTCACTTTGTATTCATATGCTGATTTAACTAGCGTTAAAACGGCAGTTAACGACGGTTTAAACAAGTATAAAACGACACTTAAATCATCTTTAAATAAAGACATTGTACCCAACCAAATTATTACCATTCTAAATTCTATATATGGAGTTTATGACGTAGAACTCATCAGTCCTGTATTTCAAGACATTAGTGCAAGCCAGTGGGCAAATTTAGAAGATATCGAAATAATTTATAAGGGGGAAATTAATGAATGATATTACCCCTTTAAACGATATGTCTTCAAAAGTTTTTGATGAACTTTTTACAAGGTTTCAGGACCTGGACACTGACGTGCTGCTTGTTTATTTGATAGACAGTGTCAATGAATCGGCCCTTGTTCATCTTGCAGAACAATTCCACATAATGGGGAATGAAGGTTGGCTTCAGACCCGAAACGAGGCAGAAAAAAGAGATTTAATTAAACGTGCGATAGAAATCCACAGATACAAAGGCACAAAATACGCTTTGTATAAAATTTTTGATATGTTCGCTGTTGAGGGTAATATCCAAGAATGGTTTGAATTTGGCGGCGAGCCTTTTACATTCAAAATCGACCTTGATTTTATGTCAAAAAGTTTGGATATGGAATTGATTGATAAGTTGGAAGATTTGATTAACGAGTACAAAAATGTCCGTTCGCATCTTTTCAGTTTGAAAATTTCTTTGTCTTCTGTCTCCGATTCTACAAAATGCAAATCTGCATCAATTTCAGGTGAAACAGTTACCGTTAATCCATATTTAACATCTCTGACTTGGGATGAAAATAACTGGGATGAAAATTATTGGACAAAGGAATATAAGACAAAGGTCAACCTGCCCAAGCTTATTTGGGACGAGTGCAATTTTGATGAAACACTTTGGTGTTTTGGATAGGAGAATTATGCAATATTATACATTACTAACAAATAGCGGAAGAAACAAACTAGTTGCCGCACATGCAAACAACACACTTTTGGAAATGAAAGATTTTGCAATCGGGGATGGGGATGGCGAATATTACCAGCCTCAAGTTACTCAAGCAAGTTTGGTAAATGAAACTTTCAGAAGCTCTATTTCAAAAATCTATATCGATTCTAATTATGCAAACAGATTGATTATTGAATGCTTAATTCCTGCGACTTCAGGAGGTTATTATATCCGAGAAGTCGGCATTTTTGACGGCAATAGAGAGCTAATTGCCGTAGGAGTCGTTCCAGAAAGTTACAAGCCAACAGAAGATGAAGGTTCAACTCGTGATTTTTGTATCAGAGTAATTATTGAAGTCGATAATGTAGAAAATGTAAACCTGATAATAGATTCAAATATCTCAATCGTATCAAAAGATTATCTTGAGAATTTGCATAATAAAGATACAAACGCTCATTATAGATTGATTGATGCTGACAAAACAGACGGCCACCATGCAGGAAACGATGAAAACAATCTTGCGGTGGCAAATGGTCAAGTTTGTAATTCATTAAACGCAGATTTGTTAGACGGTCACCATGCAGGAAATCAGGCGAATAATGTTCTTGTACTTGATGAAGCAGGGATTGTTCCCGAGGAAAACTTAAAACCATATGCAAATAAAGAGCATACCCACGATTTAACTCAGATTCTAACGAGTGAAAAAATCCATAGTTTTGAGAATATGCACATTGAGTCGGGATTTAACGAGGGGACAACAACCTACATCTATCCTCCGATGGGCTTTACTATGAGCGATTTATTAGCATTCATTCCATCGATAAGAACTATTTATTTTTCAGGAACGGTCAACGGGGACGATTCTCTTTATTGCTATTGGACCAAAGATGAAACGAAAGTGACAATTACTTGCTATAACAGCGAACAACGCTATACTCCAACAGCTAATTGGCTTGCCATTTGGAGAAAAAATATACCGACAGGAATTTAAGGAGACTAAAATATGACAACTATTAACGAATTAATACAATTTAACTCTGGCGAAAAAGCGAGGTCCGCACAAGTTAATCAGAATTTTGAGAACTTGAGAATATCAAATAACGAACACGAAGAAAAAATTTCAACTATTCAAAACACAATTGGAACCCATCTTGATAAATCAGGCGGGGTTTTGACAGGTGCCTTGCAATTAAACAAGCCCGTTGAAATAAACTGTGGAACAGAAATATTAACTCTAACAAATGAAACAAACTATTTTATAATTAACGGAACATCCTCAATATCACAAATTGTGGGGCTTCAAAGTGGAATTGTAATTCTTGAATTTTCTCAATCACGAATGTTGAGAAATAGTGTCAATCTAATTTTACAAAATAATGTCGATAAGCTCTGTTTTGCAGGCGATATCGGAATTTATTATTTTAATGGCGATAATGTCAAAGAAATAAATTATTTTACTAAAAAAGAAGAACATACAAATTCATTTTTATCCCAATGTATTTTAGATTGCCCGAAGAATGATAACGGTAGAGCAGATTTTATTAAAAAAATAGAATTTACAGGCGGAATAATCCCTGCAATGACAGTTAATCCATCCGACGTTTGTTTTATAACTGGAAGTTCTTCATACAGTGCATCCTATCTTCCTCAAAGTGCGTTTAGGGGTACAAATGTTGATGCTCTCGGCTGGCTAACCACAAGCGGAGTCCCGACAGGATGGTTGAAAGCTCAATTTTTAGCCAGAACTCCAAAGGTTGTAGGGTTTTCTATAACTGCAAGAAATGGGACGGATGCACCAGCATCTTCGCCTCGTGACTTTAAAATAGAAGGCAGTAATGATGACACAAACTGGGAATTGCTAGGAGATTATGTCAATGTTTGCGACTGGTGTCAAAATGAAATGAGGTACTTCGCCCTCAATTACTCTGCAAAATTCAAGTATTACAGAATAAACATTACGGCAATTAGTGGCGGTACGTATGTTGCAATTGGGATGCTCCAATTTTATGAAGCCCAAAATGACTATGCCCCAATGACTGCAAAAATAGAGTTATCCGTGGCAAAACCTTTACTATTGAATAATGGAAAAGGTATGAGCCTAAAAGGTAAAACAAACGAAATGCGTGCCATTGCCGACTCGTTTATGCTCGAAAATTTGTTAAACAATTCGATGATGTACATAGGTATTGAAAAACAGGAAAATGGAGAGGTTAAGCCTGTTGTAACAACCGCCCAACCTGTTTATACGACAAAGCGACAAAAACATTCTGCAAGAAATTCTGTACCGTCAATGATTTCAAATACTACGAGCACTGAATTTAAACATAATTATTTATGCTCTGCAAGCACTTGCTATGGCGGATACCCCGCTTGTTCTGCTTATGACAGCAACTTGACTTCAAAGTGGTTGGCACTAGTAGTTGGAAATAATCAATGGTTGCAGTTCGATTTCCCAACTTTTAGAAAGATGGCACGCTTTGGGATTACGGCTTCTATTGATGGACCTACCGGATGTGTTAAAAACGGATATATCAAAGGCTTTAACGGTACTGAATGGATAATCCTTGCAAAAATCACAAATCAAACCGGATGGACTGCAAATCAAGTTCGATATTTTGATGCTGAAGCAATAGAAAATTGTTCAAAGTTTCAGCTTGAAATAACTGAGTTAGAAAATCCGGGACTTAATGCTCAAGTTGCAAGATTTGAGATGTTTGAACTTGCCTACTGTTTTGTTATACCTGAAAACAAGTTCTATTTATACAATTCCGTAAGCAAACAATATGAAGAAAAAGAAATTAATTTCATCGGAAGAATTAAAACAGAGCATAACTTTGTAAAAGAGGTTCAATGCTATGCACCAGAAAGTAAATATATCAGTGAAGAAATATTCTTGGGAATAAATTCAACCTACGCTTTTTCTCACAACCTCGGACACGATTACAAAAATGTAAAAATAAACGCCTGGATAAAAGATATTGCAAACGGCTTCATTATGCCGTGGTGCGTTCATTCAGTTATAGATTATAGCTTTGAGGTCAGTAACTATGGCTTTTATGTCGATGACTGCTTGTTTTACGTCAGAACGCCCGGAAACTTGATGCAATACAAAGATTATAACGGCGTAAATCGAACAATAACAAGCAATGCCTCACTAGTGTTGCAAATTGAAAGGAGCTTTTAATGGAATCAGTTATTAGAAACGGTGAATATATTTTTACGGAAACGGTGTTGCTAAATGACATCATTGTTCCTGTTCGCCCACATGAAAATGCGATTTATACAAATGGTGAATGGGTTTTAAACATTGATGAACTTTTAGGGAAAACAAGTTCATCAGAAGGTTTGGAGCTTCTAAAATCAACAGATTGGAAAGTGCTTAGACATCAAGACCAACTTGCTCTAAGCATTGCAACAACGCTCTCTAAAGATGAATATTTGGAACTACTACAACAACGGCAAAATGCCAGAAATGAGGTGGGAAATTATGTCATTAACTAAAATTTGTTTACACTGGAGCGCCGGAGCATCTTACCCTTGCGAGGTCGATTTTAAAGCCTACCACTTTTTGGTTGATAAGGATGGGAAAGTCTATCCGGGGCATTTTAAGCCTGAATGCAACATAATCTGCAAGCCTAATCAATATGCAATGCATTGCGGAGGCGGTAATACAGGTTGTATAGGTTTGTCTGCACTCGGAATGGCGGGATTTAATTTAAAAGATAAAAAGACTGCTTACCCTCTTACAAAAGTTCAGATTGAAGCTTTCTGCAAGTTGGCGGCAGAACTTTGCATTAAATACGGAATTAAGGTTTCACCTGAGACTGTGTTTACGCATCATGAGTTTGGACAAAAACATCCAAAAACTACAAGCTATGGAAAGATTGATTTTACTTACTTTCAGTTCTTACCGAATATAGCAGTTGAAAAAGGGGGTGATTACCTCAGGAATAAAATTGATTGGTACATTATACAAATCAAAAATGGAAAAGTTACAGTTTAAAGAAAGGAAAAACTTATGACATTATTTTCAAAATGGAAAAATCTTAACGAGTTATGGGCCGCAATTAAGCCTTTTGTTGAAAACTTAGTCAAACAACAAGTGCCAAAAACAATTACGCTGCTTTATGAAAATCTTGCAAAGTACACTCAACCTACAATAGACAGTTTATTTAAGCTCAAAGCTAAAATTAAAGAAACACCGAATGAGCTTGATAATTATTGTTTTAATCAAGGAGTTTCAGCACTCGAAACTTTTGCGAATTCTTTGCTTGGTTTTGTCGAAAAACTTAGAGCATAGGAGGAAAAATGTTCGGAATTCAAGCAAGCGTTCAGGCGTTATTAAATTGTTTAGCTCAATTTTTCAGTTATAAAAGAGTAAAAACTGAAAATCAGGATGAAACTGAGATTATTGATGACAAAAGAGATTTAAAAAAAGCTGCAGATATTGCAGAACAAATTATTCAAATTGCCCTCAAGTATCAAAGTTTGATGTCTAAATTTGACATACACAAATTAAATTCATTGATTAAACAATTTAATAAAACGGATTAATAAAAAGAGGTTAGTGGTAAATTGTACCACTAACCAAAACAGCCTAAAACAGGTGAATTAGAGCAAATTATTGTGTCTGAATGATACGGAATAGTTAAAACAAGTTCCAATCTGCAATGCTACGAGGGATTAATGTGATTGTACAAATAATAGGAGAATAATTATGGACAAAAGCACAGAAACATTATCCCTCACCGCAGAGCAGGCATTCAAAAGTCGAAAAAACTTTGAAGATTTTGTTAGAGACTGTAACAAAGGTGACATTATTAGAACATTAGCTGATTATCCTCAAGCAGACGGCAAAGTTATTGCTACAGTGGCAGAATTAACTCAAAGTGCAGATACGTTTGTCAATACGTTAGCTGAAATTCAAAAATACAAGCAACCGCCGTTTATTGTTTGGATTGTTGCAAACGAAAAAGAAAACTTGGTTCAAAGTATTAAAAGTTTAAATTTATTTTTAGTAAAAGGTTGTGGCATTTTCTTATTCAAAGCCTATTTAAATGGCAATAAAATGGCATTTGAAACGCTTGCCCAACCTCACAAGACTGCGAAACGGAATTCCGAAACCGATACAAAACAACTTCAATTAAATTATTGGACAAAATATTTTGAAATTTGCGACAAATTAGAAAGTGATTTGCAGGTAAAACCTGCTTCCCAACATTGGCAATATATTCCGATAGGCAAGGCAGGAGTTTCAATCCAATTAACAATTAATACTCAACAAAACTGCGTCGGCTGCGAATTATTGATTAACAACAATAAAGAAATATTTTACTCATTAGAAAAATCAAAAGAAAAAATCGAGAAACAACTTGGAGAGCTTGATTGGCAGGAACTCAAAGGTAAAAAATCAAGCAGAATAAGAAAAGTTTATTCTATTGATATTACCAATGAGGAAAATTGGGGATCCGCAATAAAAGACCAAATCAGAACGGCGGAAGATTTTAAAAGTACATTTACAAAGTATTTATAAGAAAGAGGTTGTGGGCACAATTTGCCCCCATCCTAAACCTTCATGGATAAAGAGCTTAAGGAGAATACTATGTTAAATAATATGTAATAAAAATTGAGTTTTAAAAAGCATAAAGGCAGAAGTGTAAAACAAATGCTATTACAAAATTGAAGATACCAAGTAAAACTAATGTGTAGGAATGATTCGGAATAGCCACAATGACTTCCAATTCCAATTGGGAAGAGGGATTAATGTCATTGTAGATGAACAACAAAGGAGACAAAATTATGACACTTAAAAATCAAAACAATTTACTTTATGGTACTAAGATTTATAATCACGAAAAAAAATCATTAGGTTTACTTATTTATACTTGGGATAACACCTTTTGGAACTCCGATGGTCCTGTTGATATTCCATTCGCCACCTGCGTTGATGAAAATGGTAAAAAATATAACACAGCGATGGATAATATAGCCCCAGTCGAAGAATAAAAAAAGAGGTTAGTGGCACAATTTGCCCCAATCCTAAACCCGCATGAATAGAGAGATTAAGGAGAACGCCATGTCAAAAAAAATAAAAGAAATAACAATCGAAAAAATCACTTATAAAGGGTCTCAGTCCGTAAATTTTAGAGAAATTTATGGATTGGAAAATAAAAAAATAAAACTTGAAATCAAATCAGATTCCTTTGATATGCAATGCTACGCAAGGGCTTATATTTTGAAAGATGAAAAATGGGAGCTAATTTATTCAATCCCTTATTCTGAAATGAAAACACCAAACGGACTCAGCCACCATGTCACTTACAGGCATAACGCATCCGCCGCAGAGAATGAATTCAAGTCAGATGTTCAAAGATTAAAAAAATATACTGAAGAAATTTTATTTTATTGAAATTCGTTAAACGCAATGATTAACCTGGATAATTATGCTGACTATACATTTCAATTTTAGCTCCCTTTTGAATCATCAGGCTAATTAATCCTTGAATTTCTAGTTCATCTGTAAATATTTCAATTTGATTATCATCGTAATTTATACTATGTAAATGATTAAAATGCTTAACATCTTCTGGAGCTACTGAAAAATTATATTTTTTAAAAATATCCATAACTTTGTCAGTATAATAGTCTTCTTTAGTTGGTTGTTCATGCGTATCAATTTCTAAAAAAGCTTCAATAATTTCCTTAACTTTTTCTAAATCTTCTTCTGTTTTAAAAGAACCAACAATTTTTAATTTAGCTGAATGTTCAGCTGCAAATGTTTTCCAAATTTTCATACAACCTCCTTATTTTTATATAACTTAATGAATGCGTCTTTTATATCACTTATATCATTTATTTTTATTCCATCTATTGCAAATGAATTTTGTTTTATTTTTTTATCCGAGGAAAGATGGGCAAATCCATATTCTTCAGTATCACCATCGGAAAGTATATTTATATCTAATAATTTTGCAAGTTCATCAGTTAAGGTTAATTGGATCTTATCTTTATATTCAAGAATAATATTTTCAATTTTGTGTAATTCTTTTTCATCCAATACGGATAATCCTTTATTGTGTTCTGCAATAATTAAAACATCATAAATAGAGTTTTTCATTGCAAATTCTATTACTTCAATCAAATTGTCAACATTATTTTTTAAGACAACGCAATTAATAGACATTGGAATTTTTCCTTTTAATGAATTTATACTTGCTTGGATTTTAGAAAAAGACGCCCCTCTTACTTTTGAATATTTCGCACCTATCGCTTCTATAGATATACGAATAGATGAAATATAACCTTCTAAATCTGAAATAATATTTTCATTTAACAATTGACCATTGGTTGTAATATTAATACCTAATTTTGTATTTTCCCATGTCCACTTGCAGAATTCGACTAAATTAGGATAGGCGAAGGGCTCTCCGCCACCTATCGTTATTTCAAAAACTTTTAATTTATCAAATTCTTTAACTGCATTTTTTAAAAAATCGAGTGGTAGTGAATTATGATTTTTGGGGGCATAACAGAATGGGCAATTCAGATTGCAAACATTTGTAACCGCTATACTTATTGTTCTAGGAGACTTTGATATTTCATTTTCTGAAAAGTTCAATTCGTCTAACAAGATGTGAGTACCCGATTTTCTATTAAATAAATGCAAGCCACCTTTTTCTTTGCGTTGATTCAAAAAAGCTCCTTAAATAATTTTAGTAAATAATATTCTATGATTGTAAGTTTAATATGCAAGAAACACAAATAAATAAATTAAAATTAATATTTAACTTAATAAAAGCAACATATTTAAACTTTTTTAAGCACTTACAAGCTAAACTCCAAACGAACTAACGAAAGGTGTTTTAGATGAAGCAAAAAATTACTATTATGGCAAACTTTGATGAGCATTACGGGCTTGAAGAATGGGTCAGAGATAACCTTGAAGTGTTAAAACAAACTGGGCTTACTTTGATTAATGAGTCTGTCCAAATGGTTCACGATGGATTTACGGTTAAGAATGAAATCTTGGAGCAAACATTTTTTGTAAAATGTGACAAAGAAAAAAGCGATGAGTACGACTTGGGTTGCATTGTAGTTGAATGTGCATTGCAAGAAGCCCAGGGAGTTATTTGGCTTGCTAATGCCCCTGACATCGATTTAAAACGAGCTTTTGAATGGTTGGGTAAATCATTAGGCAATGATTTTGAAACTCACTTAATCGAGATTGAAGTTAAAAATACTTCAAAATAGATTTTAATTGTAACAAATTTGCTATAACCAAAAAACATGGTTAAAATGAATCATGATTTATCTTACAACTACCGAGCTCTTCCTCAGAGGAGCTCTATTTATTTATACTGCTTTAAGGCGTTATTCAGGATTACCCAGCAATCTTCTAAGTGTGCCTCAATTTCTGTAATATCTCTGTTATCAAGCATTGAGTCTAAATTTGCATGTATTCTATTTAAAGGACTCTCACGGTCAGAAAAGAAACTCATCATTTCCTTCAATTCATCTTCAGGGAAATCTGCTGATTTGTTTATTTCACCTGATTTAACCTGAGACTGCCATGAACTAATTCGTTCCATATATTTTTCTAATAAATCTTTCATTTGTAATATTTATCTCCTTATTAATTTCTTTTATCTTATCATAAAAATTGCATTTTATTGAGTAAAAAAAGCCCTCATATAAGAGGGCGACTAATGGTCTGGAGTGGTTAGGAATTAAGGGTTTTGGGGTTTGATTTTGTTTTTTATCAATCGGTAAATATATCTTTGGGAAACCGAACATTTTACGGATAAATCATTCATCGAGTATTTATCGCCACTATAATTATTCAAAATATATTTGTCTTTTAGTTGCTTGAATGCTGTTTTGGGGATGGAAACATTAAGTCCTGGGGTAAAGAAAATAAGAGCAAGTGCTGATTTTAGACCTGCTTTTTCAGCGATAAATCTTAAATCATCATTTGGCATATCTTCTGCCGTTATATTTTCTATCCAAGGTTTAATTTCAAAATCCATAAAAGTCCTCTTTTAGTCTCGTCAGTTGAAGCAACACTTCAATACACGGGGCTTGCACTGTTAGCCCTGTGTTTCGACTTAGGCGTTTACAAATTGTCTTGTAAACATCGTCAAAATTTCTTTTTTCACCTTTTGAAGAATGAAAATTTGAGATTCAATTACTTTGCATTTCATTCTTCTGTCATTTTTACACTGCCAATCATTTTCGGCTAAAGAGCTGTCGGCATACTCAATCTTTGCCTGAGTTAATTGATCCTCCAACTCCTTAATTTGAGTTTTAATAAGTCCTACAATTTTTGACTGTTCGTCCATTTTTGTTTCTCCTTTATTTTCTACTTTACAAAGGGCAACTTTGACCCTTTTACGTTCTGTTTTATTTGCAAAATTGCACGTATAACTCTAACTGCAGTGTTTTTAGTTAGAAATTTTAAGTCACTAATTTTAAATTTATTTTGTAGAAATTTTCTGAGTGATTGCTTTGCAAATTCATCGGTATCGACATAACAAATTTCTCGCCATATTGATTCAATCATTCTTAGCTGAGGCGGCGTTGCCATAGCCACTTCATTTGAATTAACCCTAGAACTTAAATCTTCGAATTTTTTATTTCTTATCACCCATTTATTAGTCAAAATTGCTTTTTCTTCTAAAATCTCAACAAAAATATTTGCTTCCGTAGATGTCAATTTTTTAGAGCTATGCACGCCAAAACTCATTAACAGTTCAACATAAAGTTCATCATCAAGATGTAATATATTTTTGAGTGTATGAATTTTTTTAATTTGAGCAGATGTAATCATTATCGTTCCTTATATCTTCAATTTGTAATTTTCGACCATGGGCAATCCCAATCTGAACTCCAAGTATAATTAGAATTAAGACGATTATAAAAATATAAAATAGTTTGTCGTTTTTTGTCATTTTCCTGTTCCTAGACCATAATCAACTGCGAAGTTTGCTTTATTATCAGAGTGTCCAATTTTTCTTTTTTGTTGTATTTAGCAACACTCGGCGCTCTTAATATAAGCTTCGCCAGAGTTCTAGTATTACCGTTTGAGTAAGTCAAAAAGCTTGGGCAAAGTTTTAAATCTTCGTCAACTGATTTTAAAATATTAGAAACATCAACAGGCAAAAGTCTATCCAATGATTTTGAAAATCCAACTCTTGAATAAAGCTGCCTGTATTGATTTTGGCTGCCCCTCAAATTTTCAACCAGTGCCGGCATTCCGATTAAAAGCATTCCTACACCGGTTTTGTCGTGGATTCTTCTTAAAACCTCTAAGCCTTTATATGGTAGGTTTTCAGCTTCATCAATTATCAATAATCTTCCTGAGTTGCTTAATTTTCTTACAACTTCATCCATCAAATCATACGAACATCCTTTAGAAGAAAGCCCAAGCCGTTTGTGCATTTCGCACAATAAAGATTTTGTTGTGTAACCGGGGTCAGTTTCTATCAAGATGGAGTCGGAATACAGCTTTGAATATTCCTTTACTGCAATAGTCTTACCAAGTCCTGATTCACCGTAGCAAACGCCAATCTCGCCGTTCGTATGGCATAATCTTGCCACCTCATGAATATATTTAACAACTGATGTTTCAACGTATGGAATTATATTTTTGAAATTACGTTCTTTTTCTCTTTGTACAAAATTGTTAATAGTATCTGCAACCTTATCATTTTTGCCCGTGTAATTATTGTTTAACCATAGATTAATCACCGTTTGTGATATTCCGGTTGCTTTTGCAACCGCAGAAAAACTGTATTTTTTATTAAGCATTATGCTCCGTAATTCATCTCTAATATCCATATTTAACTCCTTTTGATTCTTGCTCTAACAATAAATCTGTTTCAAATAAATAAAACTTTTCGGAAAATTTCTCAGTAGTAGTTGAATCATCAGTTAAAATAGATAAATTTTGCTTGCCTTTTGATTCTTGCTTTTTGTTTTTTCTAACAGCTTTATCCATATTGGTGTTGGCTATTTTAGAAACTTTTGGGGATACTTCAGCATTTGAATTCAAGTATGCAGCCTTGTAGTTTTGGCATTGTTCTTCAATCCCAATTTCTTGAGTTTGTTTCGCATAAGCTTGAACAATCTTTTGAACACGTTTTTTATTTCCGATAGCTTCTTTAAATTCTTCCTTGGAAATCTTGTCGGCATTAAGTGCAACTACCGCTTTTGTTGCAAAAATCTTGCCTACAAATTCTTGATTTTCTTCTTTAAATGCCCAAGCCTCTTTATAATTTTGAATATCCCGTCTCAAATATACTTTCACCCCATAGTGAGAAATCATCCAATCAGCCCAATAATTAATATCAAGCTCTCCGTCTTTAATCCCATTTCTGCCGATGGTATAAGTTCTTGAAGTTCTCATGCAGAATAATTTTAAAGCATCTTTTGATACAGTAATCTTTTCTTTGAACTCTTGATTAAATAATTCATTCGGCGATAAACTTTTTAAATTTTTCCCTTGGGATGGACGTTTATTCAAAATATTAATAATAAAATCATCGAAAATTTCTTTGAATTTATCAAACGGCATTAATTTGCCCTGCTTTATTTCGGTAACGAGTTTTTCAGGACGTTCGACAACATTTCCGCCTCTGTAGCCGACACAATGTTTTGATAATAATTCTTTTATTTTCAAAAAATCTCTTTCGATTGGTTTCGTTTGAGCGTTGTAAGGTAAGGCAAAATGGACTTGCACATTCAATTCTTGAAGCATAGAGGTTGTTTTTGCAGTATTAGTATCAACTCTTACGACTTTCCTGCCACCTGCAAAATCCTTGCATCGAAAATCTTTTCCGTTATCAATAATGACATCTGTTGGCAAACCATATTCATCAGCCGAGTAATAAAAACTTTGAAAAATATGGTCTGAATTTGGTGAGCCGGTTTGTAAAATCCAGCCAAGCCATTTGCCAGATTTAAAATCACGCCACGCTGTAACCCAAGGGAAAACGACTTTTCCATCACTGGTTATACATCCGACATCAATTTGTGCATGATCGGCCACCCAAACTTTGCCACAAGTAATTGTTGAATAATCTCGTTCGATATAACTACCGTATTTTTTGTTCCATTTTGAATGTCCATACCTGGCGAGATAAATTGCTTGTTTTGGAACTTCTCGCTCTAATCTTCTTCTAAATGTTTGATAGCTTGGGAAATTGTCTTTATCTATATTATCCTGCCTTATTGCAGAGCCTCTTGTGATTTCCCAACATGAATACAGCGAGGGAGCACCTTCAACTAGGCAGAGGTTTTTAAAATATTCAAAACTTGCTTCGCCAATAACAGTTTCACCATATCTGCAGCCATATTGGGCTAGAAGTCCTGATATTCCAAGCTCTTCAAATCTTCTTCTCATTCTATTTACGCTAGGATATGAGGTTTTTAAATCTGGGTTTGTTTTATTCCACTGAATAACAAACTCCTCCAATGGATTCCCTGACAAGCCTTTGCAGGCATTTATTATCGAAATATATTTTTCTGCTTTGGATTTTGCCCATTCAGGAGCATTGGAATAAGCGTTATCGATATCTTTTTCAGGAATAGTTGTATCAATCTTAAAATATATTTCTTGATATTTTTCAGGCAATGAACTCAACGAGACATAATAAATTGATTTATTATCTATTTGTCTAATTTTAAAGCGGAATACTCCATCTCTACAATTTTGTCGTAATGTTTTAACTTTTATACCCAAAAGTGTACTGGCTTCATTCTGTGAAAGCCAAATATTTTCGGTATTATTGTTTTGGGATAAATGTCCTTGTTTCACTAAATCAATCCTCGCTAGTCTAAATTAAGGACTTTACTAATCAACCACGAGTCAAATTCTGGATGTTTTCTTGAGCCGCATATGATTTTACTAACAAAACTTTTGGAAATATGCAACTCATCTGCTATTTCTGAATTTCTAATGTCTAATAACAATATTGTCATTTTTCTCCAAAGCTGACTTTTACTTGTAATACCATCGCTCATTTTTTCATTCCTAAATTGACTACGCCGTCACTGTTTGTCGTAAGTGCAAAATAATTATCACTATGTCAAATCAATTAGGTGCAAATACCAATAAAGCTATTATATTCCAATACGCTACTATTTAGTCAGTAAGTGGATTTCAGCCTGTCAACAAATTGACAAAATTTAAAAAAACATTTCCCACTATTATTCCATTTTCAGGGTTCGGACTTTACCTCGCAAAATTAAAATATTACGCCAAAGCAAATCTACATAATGTATTTTCCCTCGTCCATGGAACTGTCAACTAATTCTTAATATTTCTTAATGTTTGAATTATAAAAATAGCAAATCGAATAATTCTTCGTTCAATTGTTTAAATTCTTTTCCATATCTCCAAATTTGTTCGGTCAGGTGCAGATGAAAATATTTTTTGTAAGCAATATTTTGAACTTTTCTGTAAGATCTTAAATATACATTTTTTATTTCCAATCTTTCATCATTGTTATAATTCTTTGAAACGGGGCCATTTAAACATTTAGTAGAAACAAATAATTTATATTCATAAAGGTATAAATGAACTTTTTTGCCCATATAATCTCGCTCACGAGGAATATAAGGATTTTCCTCTATATGCTTATTTAATGCCGTAAACTGCTGTTCATAAATTTTATCTCTAAAATAAGCAAAGAATTTATTTATACAATGTTTTTGTGGTGAAAGTATTTTAACAATTTTATCAACCTCGATTTCCGCACAAAAACATTTAATAATTAATTCAATAGTTTCAGGTGAATGAAACTGAAACATCAAAGGCAATTGGTTTTCTTGTTTTGTCTTTTTTATTCCCCCGATATAAATATATATGTCATCTTTCTTTTTAAGAAAATTTGTTTTGATTAAATCGTTAAGAATTTTTTTTGTTTCAGATTTATCAAGTTCTGCTATCAAAGAAATCTCTTCAAGCGTAAATTTGTTTAATCTTTTGCATAGCCTTTGTATTTTGTTGTCCATTTAATATCTCCTTTAAAGTGTATTCATCAATCTCTTTGATATTATTAGTATTCGCCATTTTTTCAATCTTATTAATTAATTTAATTATTTGCCTGAATTGATTTGATTGAATGGACAAATATTCAATAGCATTATCTGTAAATTTAATATCTGATAACTGAGAAATTATTTCAGAAATATCCTGTTGATTAAAATGTTCAAACTTTAACTTCTCAAAAAATCTATCTTCAAGGTGTTTGTATCTTGCAATTTTCTTGTCCGCCATTCCCATTCCGACCAGAACTATTGGAACTCCTGTTCTATCATGCAAATCTCTCAGGGTTTCTATTGTGTTTTGATTTGAAATTAAATAATCAATTTCATCAACGATAATAATCTTTTGATTTAAGTTTAGATTTTTTTCTATTAAATTAAAGGTTTCCTGCGTATGCCAAAACGGTACTTCTCCAAGCTCTTCAGCTATTTCAGATAAAAGCCATCGGCTTGTCATTCCCTGATTTGCTCTTACATACACAGCATCGTTATTTGTTGCCCACCATAAAATAGTTTGCGATTTTCCGAGTCCATGTCCTCCATACACAAGTGCCATTTTGGGAATATTGCTGGGGCATTTTTTTAAGTTTTCCATAAGGGCAACGAAGTTTTTGACGTTTCTTGTTTTAATAAATGCTTTTTTCATAATTTAATCTCCGTATAAATTGTTGTATTCATCACTTCTGATATAGTTTGTAAGCCAAGCTCTATCCTCACTATTGGTACACCCTTTTTCAATCAGCCATTCATATTTTTCATAGTCTGAAGTAAAAAAAAGTTTATTTATTTGTTCCTCTCTCGGCGTTTCTTTTTTAGGCTTTAACTCAATAATTTTTGCACTTGTTTCAATAATTTCTTCTTCCATCTGTATTTTTAGAAATTTAATATCATCAGCAGGTAAATATTTCCTAACCGCTTTCAACGTTCTATTCCTTATTTTTTGCTGCTTTTGAATTTTCTGTTTGAAGTCTTCCATATCCTTAATTGTCCCCATGTGATATGCCATCGGGTGCGTCTTTTCAACCCGTTTTGCCTCACAGATAAATTCACCTTTATCAGAGTAAACTTTTACTTTGGTTAAGTCAAACAGGCTGTACCTGATAATCACTCGCTCCTTCAATCCATATAATTTATCGTGATTGTAATTTGTCTGCAAGAACCTGATACCATTCCTTTGAATGGTTTTCAAATCGGTGTTCAGCATTAAGTCGTCAAGTTTATTTTTATCTATGTTTTGTTTTTGAGCACTATCCAAGACTTCCTGTATAGATTTGCTTTTATCGTTAGGACAACCTTTTGAATGTTTATACCCAAGCCAATAATCAATGAACCCTATTGCCTGTTCTATTGTGGGAATAAAATCATTATGCATTTGTTTATGCAGTTTTTCGTTTCGCTTTAACCTTGCAGGTTTCATCTGAATTGAAGTCCCTGTATAACTCGGCAGAAGTTTTTCAAACTCTTCTTGGAATTCTAAAAAGAAACGCTCGATTACTTTCGCCCGAGCGTTGTAGGGCTTTGCAAAAACTGATTTTATGCCAAAGTTTTGATAAACCCCATTAAAGCCTGACTCCTCAAAACTGCAACTCTGAAAATATTTTGCTCTGAACGCCCTGCCGTTATCTTGATAAACAATTTTAGGAATTAAGCCTAAGTTCAAAATAGCCATTCGAAGAGCAGATGCAATGCATTGAGTATTTTCCTCAAGCATAATTTCATAGCCAACTAACGCTCCTGATTTCCAATCTAAAAAGCCGACTAGAGTTGCTCTAGTCGGCTTGCCTGTAAATGGATTAATTACTTGGAAGTTTAGCTTATGACCATCGGCAATTAGTACGTCGCCCACTTCCAGTTTTGAAATGTCTCTTTCAATATATGGCTCCACTTTATCTTTCAGAGCTTTTTCACCTTCTCGCATCAGAACCCATTTGTCATAATTATACTTTTTAAAATTCTCAGCATACCTTCTAAATGTCGGGATTGATGGAATATCATCAATCCCGTTGGTCTTTAGTATTTGAATTGTCAAATTAATTGATTTTCCTATATTAAATTGATTCGGGTGCAGAAGTATTTTTAAAAATATTTTCAACATTTCATCTGTCAATATTGTCTTATAACTATTCATGCAGGAATATCTATACTGTGGAGTTAAAGATTCCCACGTTCCGACTTCATCATAAATCTGCTTCCATCTTTGAAGCGAACCTCGAGATGTTGTTCCTACAATTTTAAATAGTCTTTTTAAAAATGCTCCGCTGTTGTACATTTCAATAAATAATTTATCACCTTGATATCTTGGTGAATGTTGGACTCTAAATTTAAGCCATTGCTTTATTAAATCAATTCTCGCAAGGGCAACCGTCTTCGCCGTATCAGGAATGAATACAGAAGACGGAAGTGTTGGGTAATAAAAGACTTCCGGCTTGAGTTTAAAAAAGCCTTGAATATCAGGTTCAAGTGATGAAATAAGGATTTCATAGGTTATGCCCCCTCGAGTTTTAACCTCACGAGCGATATATTTATCACTTTGAATAGCCAATCGAACCGCCCGAGAGCTAATATGTTTGACTTCCGCCACTTTTTTTATATCTATATATTCTTCCATACCAACACGATAACTCTTGGGGTGGGAAATTGGAACTCCACTTCCGAGTTTTGTGTCTGTTCTGAATCAAAATAAAAATGGCAGTCGGAGGAGCCGTATATATAAAGTTCTAGGGATAAAATGTTATAGAAATAAAAGTTGTCAATTTGTTGACAGGATTTTTAGTGTTTTTTAGAGCAATTGTAACAATTCACGTCCGTTTCAAATCAAACCACTTGCACAATTCTTGCATTGGCTTAAAACCCTTATGTGCCTAAGTCGGAAGCCTGATTTTGGCAATACAAATCCAAATCAAACCATGCAATAAACCTGCAAATGGATGCAAAAGAATGAAAACAAATCAAACTAGCTTCCGACTAAAAATAGCAAAAAAGCAAGCCTCAAACTCGCTTATAGCTTGAACGTCCGTTTGAGATTAAACTATCTGTCCAAATCATTTTACATGATAAAATACAAATATAATAAAAAAGCTCCCATTTCTGAGAGCTTTTTTATTTACCGAAGGCCGGACTCGAACCGGCACGAGTTTGAGCTCGGTGGATTTTGAGTCCACTGCGTCTACCAT